TGGAGAAAGTTTATTGATTTAGGTGATTATATACAACTTTACACCACAAATGTACCGAATTATTTTTATGTATAAATAATAATCTATATATATGTCATGAGATTAGTCGAACAACATATAATCAAGCGAAGCTCGGTATATTACAATGAGCTTCAAGACCTGTTGCATAAGTGTAAAAACTTATACAACAAAGGGTTATATGTCGTTCGTCAATATTATTTCCAGTATAATGATGATAATACCGTTAAATATAAATACCTCAACTACTATTCTCTTGAAAAGAAGCTAAGAACAGAAAACGATGTAGACTATCGTGCTTTACCATCATCTGTAGCCCAACAGGTATTGATGATGGTCGACCAGAATTTCAAATCCTTCTTCAATCTTCTTAACAAGAAGGGTAGAGGTGAGTATTCTGAGAAAGTAAGAATACCTAAGTATCTTGATAAAGATGGGATGTTTATGGCTGTTTTCCCGACAACAGCCTTTTCTCAGAAATGGATAAAACAAGGTATTATTAAGTTACCAAAACAATTCTCTTTTACCATAAGGACTAATAAACAAAATGTCCAACAACTTAGGTTTATCCCTAAGAATGGATATATTATGTTTGAGATTGTGTATAATAAGAAAGAGAAAGGTCTTATGTATGATAACGGAAATTATCTTGGTATTGATCTTGGACTTAACAATTTAGCGTCTTGTGTATCAAATACCGGTTCTTGCTTTATCATCAACGGTAAGCCTCTAAAATCTATCAACCAGTATTATAATAAAAGATTAGCATATTTAAAATCTAAATTAAAAGGCAATAAACAAGTATCAAGACAAATAAGATCGTTAACCAACAAAAGGAATAACAAGATCAAGGATTATCTGCATAAAGCTAGTAGGGTATTGATTAATCATGTAGTTTCCAATGGCATTAATACGATCGTAATCGGTCATAATAGATGTTGGAAACAAGAGATCAATATCGGAAAGCGAAACAACCAGAACTTTGTATCTATCCCTTTTAATATGTTTATCTCAATGATATCATATAAAGCTACACTTGAGGGTATTAATGTTAAGATCGTTGAGGAATCCTATACCTCAAAATGTAGTTTCTTGGATAACGAGCAGATTTGCAAGCATGAGGGATATGCTGGAAGACGTATCAAACGAGGATTGTTCAAAACATCTTCCGGTAGTATTATTAACGCCGATATCAACGCCGCATTTAATATCATCAGAAAATCGGCAAAAGAAGCCTTCGATGTAAGCACCTTACCAGGAGGTAGAGGGTTTTGGTGGAACCCGGTACGGATTTCCGTATAGATATATACCATTTTACGATTTCAGTGTAAAAAGGCATATAATCACCTATATCTAATCAGTTTAGTGTTATATTTGCGAAGTAATTAAACGTTTTAGATATGAAAAGATTGTTATTTTTATTTGCTATGTTATTGACGCCGTTCGCTTTGATGGCGCAAGAGGTAATCCCATCAGAAGGGGCTATCACTATTGATTTAACTACCTTCACCGGCATCATGGCTTTCGTCACGATGTCAGCTACGCAGTTAGCCAAGGTTGTGCCGTATATTGACACCCATAAGTGGGCTAAAGTCCTATCCGCCGTAGTCATAGGTATGCTGGTTTGTATATTAGCGTGGCTACTAAAGGTGTCTCCATTGCTTATAGGGAGTGAATGGTGGGAAGCTTTATTATATGGAGTGGCTGTAGGTCTCAGTTCTGCCGGTTTCTATGATTTGGTTAAGGCTATAGGATCACTGTTTGTAAAAAGGATCTAGCATCTTGTAATTATTTGAGATATGTAAAATTTCAAGATTTTATTATCTATGATATAGGCTATTATATTTTGTAATAATATTGGTATTGCTTATATTTGTGCGCCTACCTACTCATCACGAGCGGATAGGCGCATTTATTAATTAAAAACTTTTAGTAAAGATATGAAAAGTAATTTGATTTTATCATCAGAGAGCAGGGAATTATTAGGTAGGAACATTTCTGTTATGTCCAAGGACGGGTTTGTATGCATAACGGAAGTTATGGAAGCCTTGAATGAAAAACGTAAATCTATGGGGTTGGAGTCTAGAAGGCTTGATCATTTGTTTGCTACTAATGGATTTCAGGAAAAGATGAAAGCTCTTGTTAGGGAGCTGAGTATTAATGATATATGTACTGTAAGAAATCTTACGGTACAAAACCATGAATTGAAAATCAATAAGATAACCGATCTCAAAAAATACGGAATGGCTTACCGAAGAGGAAAGGGAGAGGGTCAGAAATGGTATGTAAATCCGTATTTTTTTGTTATGGTAGCATTGGAATTGGATCCAGAGATATACGCCAAGGTGATAATATGGTTGCATGATGGATTCATAGAGGACAGGAATGCCGCTGGCGAGGCTTATATCAAGATGAGTTCGGCCGTCGCCAGGTTGGTTAGCGACAAGAGTCAGTTGTCTGATAAGATATCAAGGGTAGCTAAGGCTATTAATTTTATCGTCTTTAACAAGCATGAGAGTGGGATAAGGAATACGGCCACAAAGAATCAGTTAAACGACATAGTAGCTGTAGAGAATGTTATCACCGGGGTTATAGATGGTGGCTTTATAGATACTTATGATAAACTTATAGATTATCTTGGTCATGAGTGGAAAAAGAAGTGGAGCAATCCTATAACGTGTTTAAAAGATTGATATTAAAAAGACTCATCGTTGTGAAATGATGAGTCTCTATTTTTTTAAACTATCTTTGTGTCAGAACGAAATTAATTTGATATGAGCAAGTATGTAATCAAGAGGAAGATACCTAAATATCAAGAGGCCGGGGAAGTTGATCCTGTCATGCCCGGTAATGTTGTTGGTCTTCAGGGTATTGGAGTGGAGCCTTTGGTTTCGTCTACCCAGATAGGATTTGATATTCAGTATCCTGATATTAATACCATTGATACAAGTGATTTGAGCGCTTTGGTTGAAAGTAATAAGAAGGTTGATAAGTCTGGTAGTACGGATGTTTTTGATTTTACCACCATCCCTTACTATGGAGCTGATGATATAGGGTCTAGATTCACTCAGATGGGTCGTGGTATAGGTCGTATGAGAAGTGAGGGATATGGAGATTTATCCACTAGGGCTAAAACGGCTAATACGATAACCACCATAGCCTCAGGAATTAGTGGTATCATGGGATTGGCTCGTAACGTGGTTTCTGGGATAGCGTCTGAGAAAGGTACTCGTACCAATATCAGGTTGGCTCAGGAGCGTGAGGCCAGACAAAGAAGGCAATCCCAGATGCAGTACAAGGATGGCGGGGGCGTTTATCTAGGACCTAATAATAGGTTTGATAGCGGAAGCCTTACCGGTGAGTATCTGTATCCGTTACCTAAGTCGATGGAAGATCAAGCCAACGTAGAGGTCGAGAAGGGTGAGTACGTGACGCAGCCCGGAGAGGCGCCGATGGAGGCTATGGGGCAGAAGCACGCCGATGGTGGAACCCCCGTTTCCTTGGAGCAGGGAACGAAGGTTATTACCGACGACACAACCATAGAGCCGGATTTCGCTAAATACATCAGAGATACGTATGGGATCAAAGCCACGCCTAAGGATACGTATGCTACGTTAATGGACAGGTATAAGGCTAAGATCGGTCTTAAATCGGCTTACGATGATCAGAAAAAGGCGCTGGAGAAGCTGAAGAAAAACGATAAGATAGATGACGAGAATACAAGGCGTTTAAACGCCTCCGTATTATCTAAGGCTATAAATGATAGCAACGATACCGTTAATGGATTAGAGGGAAGATTTACGGACTTCGCTAATGTCATATACAAGGAGCAGGAAGACCGGAAGATGAAGAAGGATGAGGATACGTATTTCGCTAAGGGTGGTGAGATAGATAACATCATATCCAGATCTATGAAAGAATACGGTCTTACGGAGGAGGATATAGCTGAGGCTAAGAAAGAGCTGCTTAAGAAAGTGGCTGGTATTCGTCAGAAGATGGAGAAAGGTGGTAGTTCTTTATTCGATTACCTACTTACTTTCCGTCCCGTAGAGAACAAGTACAATAATAAGGATAACACGTTTGGGTATCAGCGTCAGGGTCAGGATGGCTCTTATGGCGGTATTAATACCGATGAGAGACTGGAGTATTATAAGACGTTCATGCCTTTGGCTTACGATGCTTATATGAGCGCTCCGAAGGCTACTGCTGCCAAGGCTCTTCAGGATGCTATATACAACACTACTGGTGGGTGGATGGGCTTGGCTACGGCGGAAAACCCGATCATCGCCAACGCAGAGGCACTTCGGGATTACACGACGCTCGTTTCTTTTGGCGGTGAGGATAGCCAAGGTAATTACCCGGAAGACAAGAAGGCCGCATATCATGATAGAATGAGAGATAATAAGTTTGGTCAATATTCGTCATCTCGTCCTATGATTGGTTTGGATGTAGTTACAGAGGATCAACATAAAGCTCTTAATGACGCTGGTATCACTCATTTCAGTCAACTGTTTTCTGACAAGAATAAAGATATTGTTAATAAGATCCTTGGGGAGGATATGCTTAAGATGCAGGCGTTAAGATCCATGAAAGGCATGGAAGGTCTTGATTTTATACTTGACCCGCATAAGGTGGCTCCCGGTCCTATGGATATAGGTGATGTGGAGGATCCTGATGTTAAGCTGGATATGCCTGAGCTGATTGATCCTAATACACTTCCTAAAACCAACACAAATGCCGGTAAGTCGAACGGCGGCAATGGAGGCAGGAATATAGTAGGTGGTGGTCTTGACTTTCCTGAGGTGTTCAGGATGACTCCGGGAGCCGTGACAACGGAAGGTCTGGAAAGACATTACGCTCCTACCGTGGACCCGGTGTTGAGATCGGCTGATCAGTATATGGTTGAGGCTAATCGTGCTTTCCAATCACAATTGGATCAGATGGGTAATGTCCCGGATTCCCAGAGAGGGGCTTTATCTTCCAATTTACAGGCTATCATGAGTTCCAATATAGGTAAGTATATAAATGAGGTAGAACAAGGGAATGTGGCTCAAAGGACTTGGGCTGATAATGTCAATTCTCAATCATGGGCGAATACTTACGACAAGAACATAGCCCAACGTCAAGCTTATCAACAACGGATATTGCAGGGATTGGCTATAAATGACGAGAACTGGGCTAGGTATTTCGATAGCGTCAATGATGAGATTCAGCAGAAGTGGAACACGGCTACGACCATGAATACATTAAGATCTATATTTGGGGATGTTAAGATTGGTCCCAATGGCCAGTTGATCGCAGACCCTCAAGGAGATATATTAAGTTACAGGAGATTATATCCTGCTCAGGAAGTAACTAAAGGCAAAAAGGGATAAATAATGGCTTCACAATACAGTATATTAAGGAATTACGGTAAGTACGTATCACCCTACAACATGGATGTCATGATGCAGGGTATGGGATACATGCAGCAGAAGATAGATACCAATCGGCAGGCTATAAATGAGTATGCTGATTATATTATCAATTCTGACATTATAAAACCTCAGGATAGGGAATATCTTCAGAATAGGTTAAATGGATTGATACAGGATGTGAATAACGTGTATCGTAAATCCAATCTAGCTTCTGATGGTATAGCTAGAAGCATACAAGCCCGTCTTGGAGAGGCTTTAGATACCCGTGTATTGAACGCTATCGCCGGTACTAGGGAGTATAGGTCTTTCTCTCAGAAGATCGAAGATATGAAGCTTAATAATCCTAAGCAATATAGTGCCATAAATGAGGCTGTGGCCTTAATGCCGTTTTATGAATGGGTTAATGATGGTCAGGTTGGTACAAGGATGAATCCTATTCATTACACTCCTTATACGGATTACAATGAGGAGATGAATAAGATGATGAAGGATTTCGTCAGTCTTAATAAGGGAAAGAAGTTTTCTGTTCCTGAGGTAGTGGATGGCAAGCCTACTGGTAGGATGAGAGATATTACTGTTGATGAGATGAGTCGATCTCAGATTAGAGCGATAGCCGCTAGATCTATATCCCAGAACGCTAAGGCTCAGATGCAGATAGAGGGTCAGTATTTGGCTGCCACTAATCCCGGTATGTTTAGTGGCATGACTACTGATCAGTTCGTTAATAAATATGTTTCCGGTTTTGACGCTGAGGAGAGCGCACTCTTAGCCAAACTCAAAGGGGCCGAGGCCAGCCCTTCCGCTAAGGCGGCTATTGAGGCGTCACTACAGGAGGTCCGGGAACAGCGCCGTGCGTTAGTGGAGGAGGCTACTTCCTTTATTGGCAATAATATGAACCCGGCTAGAGCGGGGGAGTTTATTGTACGTAATGAATTTCTTGATGGTGTATCCGCTAGATGGTCGTATAACAACTCATCTGAGAACTACATCGCTGATGATTATTACTTTAAGATGAGAGATCTTGATTTCAAGGAGAGAGAGTTCTCGTGGAGGCAGAAATCAAAGGAGATAGATCAGAATCTTAAGCTTAGGGAAGTAATGTCCAAGGAAGCTGGTAATAGCTCTAATATCCCTACAGGTGTTATGATTGAGCTGGAAAAGGTTCAGCCTAATGTTACTCCTGAGAATATATTTGACAATCAATATATTCAGAATGAGAATAATATATCGACAGGTGAGAAGGATTTAATATCATCCATAAATCCTGTTGATCTACGAGGCATAGAGAACGATATACAAAACAATCCTTCTATATATCATGGTGGTGTTAATAGCGAGAATATTATGGCATGGATCACTAATAATGGCGGTGCGTCAAGTTCTGTATTATCATCAACCCCAAATATGGTGAATAAATACGAGGCTCTTATGGCAGCGAATGATAATAGGAATAGGTATGGTAAGATCATGGATGAGGAAGTTGATTATCTTACAAATGCCTTTGATGTCGCTACGGAAAATATCCTTAATGATGCTGTAAGGGATCAGGACTATGTTACTGGAGGTATTGATACATATACTGACAATGGTATGGTTAATGCGAGGGATGTTGGTAAGAATGGAGCTATTATTGGAGGGAAAGAGTATTCACCAGAAGATGCTTTAAAGGTTTCCGCTATAGCTGGATTGATAAGCGAGAACATCAACTATGCGGATAGATCTATAGCTAATACGGAGCTGATGAGATCTTATATAAATTTGTTAAATAGATATTCAGGAGAAAATTTCACTCTGGAGGATATAAATGATATAGCTAAAACTTATAGTCGTGTAGACAATCCGGTAATGAATAGCGATAATGTCGATATGACTAGTAGGGATAAAATGATCAAGATCTTAGGTAAGAATATGTCTAGAGCTGACGGCCCTACGCTTAGAAGAGAATGGTCTTCATCTAATATAGGTCGTAATATAGCTAAGGCTATTCAGGATTCTAAAATGGTCTATGAAAGAAGATATGACGAGTTTGCTCCAAGATCATGGTCGTTCTCTAATTCTACCAATGCCTCTAAAGAAGATAGGCGTATGCATGCTAAATTAGAGAGTCTGCTTTTGTCAAGAGCTGGTTTCTTGAATAAGGGTAAAGATAGCAGGCTTAATAATTACATATTGTATGCTCGTCCTACGGATAATCCCAATACATTTGATTTGGTAGCTATGGCTGGCGGGAAAAATATCGCTACGGTTCAAGTTACTAAAGAGGAATTAGATAGTATGGGGTATAGTTTGTACGAAAGGGAAAGGAATGTAAGATCTGAAGATTACGAATCTAAGATCATCCCTGTATCTTTTTCTGCCACGACCAATAGGCCTTATCAGAAATGGGCGCAAGCTAATTCACTTGGCGCTTTCGCTACTATCGAGAATGCGGCTGAGGAGGCTTCTAGGATGGTTGATAAGTACAATATTCAGAACAATGAACTAGCTACATCCGAGCTTAATAAAAGAGCTATTAGGATTATTAATACGGTTTTAAGAAATTACAAATCGTATGATGTTAAAGCCAAGGGCTTTCCTGGAGGTGTTGAGGTTGGCGTCTATTTTCACGGGCAGGCTAGGACCGGGACACCTCTAAAGGTGTTGGAATATAATACTGATTATGCTGATAATATCATGAAGATTATAAATATGTGTCCTCAGATGTATCTTACCCAAGCCGTGGTTGAGGCTATCAATAAAGACGTTATTGTTAAGGGTAGAGATATTAATGAGCAGCACTCTGATCTTAGCAATATTCTTTCGGTGTTGGATAAAGAGACTATGGATAAAATAGATGGAAAAAATGAGCAATAATAATAACGATATAGGGAATGTGATGAAGAGTCAGGGATATTATGTCCCTACTCCATCAATTCCATCTCCCATGCCTTCTAAGGATAATATTTCTTCTATCCCTATACCTGTTGGCATGCGCGGTTCATCGGATATGGATAATGATGTTTTGTCTAGAGAGGGAAGCAGGAGTATTCCATCATTAGTAGAGGGTATAAAAAATTCCGTAGAGACATCTTATCATGATGATGTAAAAGCAAGGAATCCGCTTTTTCAGATGATAAACGAGACGGGTATTCCTAAGGGTAATTATGATATAACTGGAAGTAGGATCAACCTTCGTGATTCAAGGTATAGGCTGTCAACAGGTGAATGGATTCCAAAATACGAGAGTTATATCAATAATGTGGATAATGATGATCGTCTATCGAGAAGTCAAAGTGGTTGGGAGAAAACTTATAGAGGATTAGGTAAGTTTATTTATAAGTCTGCTTTGTATGGAATAGGTGGAGTAGGTCAGTCTGTTTATGGATTAAAGGAGCTTGTTACAAAAGGGACGTTATCAGCTATGTATGATAACAGTTTTGCCAGATGGTTGGATGATATGGATAAGCGTGGTGATTATACGCTTAATCATTATTACAGTAAGGAGGAGCGAGATGCTGGATTTCTTAAAAGTATGTTTACAACCAATTTTTGGACAAATGATCTTTTGTCAGGAGCTGCATTTACGGCTGGAGCCGTTTTGTCATCTTACGCCTTCGCCGGAGCTGGTCTTATGAATGCCGCTCGTATGGGGGCTAGAATAGGTGCTACGATTGCCGGTATGGGGAAGGCTGTTTCTGCTACAAAGACCGGGTTTAATGCTATGCTAAGAGCTGCCCGCATAGGACGAGGCATAGGTAAGGGGCTGGACAACCTGACCTTTATCGGTACGTCAACGCTTTGGGAGGCTTCGGTAGAGTCAAGGAGTGGGTTGATGGAATCTGAGGAAAACTTCAAGCAGGCTTACAGGAATGCCTATGGTAGAGAAGCCTCATATGAGGAACTCATGAAGTTCAGAGCTGATAATGCTGATGCCGCTAACGCTATATTCGCTGCCAATATCGGTATCCTTACGTTATCCAATATAGCTATGTTCGGTGATATGTTTGGCATGGATCTGGGCGTTGATAAGTTCATAAAACGAAATATATTTGGTGTAGGAGCCGAGAGGATGGATAATGGAACATTGAGGATCATAACGCCTAAGAAATGGCAGAAAATAGCCGGGAATACGTTCAATATTATCAAACGTCCGGTATCTGAGGGTCTGTATGAGGAAGGTCTTCAGGGAGTGGCTAGTAAATCCGCCGAGGATTGGGTAGAATCAAGATACAATCCTATGGCTATTCGTCAGAATATAGGCTATATGGAGGCTATAAAGAACGGGTTCAAGGAGACTTACGGATCTAATCAGGGATGGAAGGAAATCGGCATCGGTATGATTATTGGATCGGTTATGGGTGGAAAGACTATTGGGGGTATAAAGGAATGGAGCCAAGACATGTCCCGGAACAAGGGGATGGTGGAGGCCTACAACGCCAATGCCGGCGCCTTGACCACCGCCGCTGTCCGTGCTATTCGTGGCAGTATGGCTCTTAACGCTCAATTATCTGGTGTAGACACATCGTACGAGAGTGATGGTAGGATCATAAATAAGGATTTTAGTGACGCCGTATTCAATCGTCTCCGTTATGATTCGGAGATGGGGATGTTGGATGATACCAAGGAGAATTTCAGGACGGTAGTCGAATCTATACCTAATAGCGATATAGCGTCCGATATGAATATGACGGATGAGCAGGTTAATGAGTATAAAGCCGATCTTGTCAACGAGTTTAATAAGAAGGTGGATAATTTTACCATGGCCAATAGGTTCGCCGACTCCCTTACCGATGGTATATCCAATAGGTCGTTTAACGCCTATATCTCCAATATGGCTTATAATGGCCTTGAGGCGAAGGATAATTTGAACGATATAGCCAATCAGTTAAGAAGGATATACAATACGGATATAGGTCCCGCTCTTGATATATATTCTCGTCTTAATCCTGATTCGAGCAGGGATCTTGAAGAATTAAGGAAGCTTACGGATGATATACAGAGGATGGAGAAGAATATCTTGAGGCTTCAACAAAGTGTCGCGTCGAAGGACGCTCTTGAATCTGATAAGGCTAGGTTGGTCAAGGAGAATGATAGGCTTCTTAAATTAACAGAGGATAGGATCGCATTGGAGAGGAAATTAACTACGTTAATTAACTCAGAGGCTGATATATCTAAGTTGTTCTTAAATAGAAATGATTCAAGGATCAGTGCCGCTGATCTTATGGCGGCTTATGATACTATAGCTGATTTTGAGAACGTCGTATCTATCCGTGGGGTTGATAATTATAAGGAGGCTATGGCATTGCTTAGTGAGTATCGTCATAATCTTGTGGCTTATAAGAATATAAACGAGTCTCTTCGTCGTATGCGTGACAGAAGATTCATCCGGGCGCAGGAGCGCGGGTTCATGAAGATATTATCGAACGTATGGGGTAAGACTTATGAGGAGGATGATAGCAAGTATGATTTCAGGAATACTGATAATCCTGATGCCAATGATCTTTACGCCAACGACCAAGCTATAGACAAGGCTTACCAAGATGGTCTTATAGGGGAGGATGAGGCATTTATGTTCAAGACATATAATCATATGATAGCCAGATCTATGGAGAACGAGATTAAGACCGATGAAGGTAATATAGTCGAGAGGGTTCCTGATGATGAGGATATCATAAATCCTTCTGACGATAGAATCAATAATATAGCTATAAAGATATGGAACGGTAATGAGGATGTCTTATCTCCTAGGGAGAGACAGATATATGATAATAACAAGCCTCGTGTCGATAGTCTAGTTAACGGGTTTGGGGATAATCCTATTTCAAGGATCAATAAGGCTAGATCGATAATAGATAGATTGAAGATCCATGATAATATTTATGATAATATCAAGGACGCTGTTGATGATATTGTAGATATGAATATCAATGGTCTTGATCAGGATCAGATCAAAGAAGCTATAAAGACTTATAATGATCTTATGAATGAGGCTGACAATGGCAATGAGATTGATCAGGATAAGCTTAATGAGGCTATTGATATTATCAATAACTATTCTGATGATCCTCTTCTTCAATTCGTGGAATGGATGAGGTTGTATGATAATGGAAGTATAGCTGTCAAGGATTACGATAAATCCATACCTATGGGTGATGTCCTCACAGAGAGCGAACCCGGGACATCCACCGGCAGGACGGAAGTTAACGCCGCCCAGAACCCGGTGGTGTTGATGGCCCAGAAGAGAGAGATCGGTGGGGTCATGTATTATGAGGTAGGAGGAATGAGGCTTGACAGGTTTATGGCGGGATCCGGGCTTAAGGCTCTCGTCACGCCCGGTGAATATGTTATGGATGATAAGATGGTGATGGATTTTACTGATGGGACGAACATGTTCAGCGTTATTGAGTCCAAGAATCATTCAAGATGGATGATTAGTGAGGATGACGCTCAGGCTTTCGAGAACGCTACCGGTGTCATACTGGGGCGGCAGACCGCCTTATCGACCTCCAACTGGTTCATGGTGTATCGCAAGGGTCAGGATGGGTCTATTGTCCCTTATTATACGGGTGATACGTTTGGATCTAACAACGAGTCGGTGAATCAGGAAGCAGCGGCTAGCCTTCGCAAGGGTGATATGGTAAGGTTTAAGATGGATATGTCAGATCCATACACCAAGGGACTGTATGATAAATACAATAGACTTAACGCCGTTGATCCTAATTCTGATGAGACTAAGTCGGCTTACAGAGAGCTGGTTGATAATATGGTTATTAAGATCGTGGATAGCGATGGCAATTTCGTCTCGGTACTGAAAGCCAATGACCCGGACTCAAAAGGAAGTAACGCTGATTTAAGGAGTATGGCCTTTGAGTTGTATAGGGATAATGTGGGATCTGTCGCTGGCGAGATTGATATACCGTTCGTAGGCGCAGTCACCAGTGTTTTGCCAGGAAGACCTAATTTTAGCATAAGTGATGATAATGGTACGTTGATGGTATCCGAAAATGACTTTACCAATGAGACGGTTGGTAAGGTCGAGAGCGTAGGATATATAGAGAACGGGGAGGTTACGATGAGAGATAATATTAAGTATAACATATTCCCGTTCTGTACGGCTATCGTTAGGGACAAGTATGGTAATTATAAAAATTCGCGTATCCCGGTTGTGGCTATAAAGACAGGAAATGGAAGAAATTACCTGTACCCCGTAAGATTGAAAAATCAGGATATATCATCATTTTCATCTATGATCGGATCGATGGCTGATAGGATTATGGATGGTCTAGGCGGAGGCGTAAGTATTGATGATATAATGGATCTTAATAACGCTATAGCCAGATCCGGGTTGGATAATAAGACATATATGATTCCGTTGACGGGAGACGTGGATGTTATCAAGAAACGGCTAGGGGCTGTCAAGGAAGCGGCTAGTAAGATGCCTATGACTACTGACGTAAGAGGATGGATAGGCGATTCCATGACTAAGGAGGATATTTTGATGAATGACGTTACGATCAACATCGATCTTAATAACGATCCTTTCATAGCCCCTAAGTTCAGGATGAGTATCAGGAGGGATGAGACGTTCTTCGAGGAGGTTGTGACCCCGTTCGGCAGCCAGTCTGACCTCCAATCGGGGTCCGCCTCGCCCGCGAAGGCTGCTGAGGATAGGTCTTTGGTTTCCGACGGTAACGTAGTATCCGGAGAAAACGAGGCGGAAAATCCTTGCTAAATTAAATATCTTGACTTATCTTTGCGGCGTCAGTCCATCACCTGACGAGTAAGATATTTAAAAGTTGGTCCCTGTCGGGTGTGTGATGGCCCCGGTGGGGACTCTTTATATTATGCAATTAGATGCTTTTTTACACCGGAAAATTATGCAAGACCTACGCATCCAGCGAGTAAAGGTCTTGATGATGTTATACACCAGTAACTATTTTGTCGATGTCAGACAAAAGCAGTTGCTTGATCATACATACGCCTTAAGCAGGGATCAGGCTTTTGATTATATGACTGAGTTCAACAAAAGGCTTAGTGATAAGGTGGGTATAAAATGTACGATGGATATCCTTCTACCTACCGATGACGATAACGCTAATATCATAATCGAGTACAATGGTATCATCAAGAAGCTGATGAAGGAGGCCGAGAAGCTGGAACTTGACACTGACGCCATTAAGGAAATGATGCGTGATCTTCTTAATGAGTTGAAGGATGATATTGATCTTAATATCCTGATATTTGACGTAACCCAGTTACTTATAAAATACAATCTATTTAGGTTGGATGCCATAACCGAGCGGGAGTTCAAGGACTCTTTCGTCAGGATGGATAGTAGGAATATGGAGATAAAGAAATTAACTTTATCTGATATCAAGAAGGTGGTGATGATGATGGAGATCAGATATAATCGCTTTGTATGGTGAGAGAAGATAAATGAGAGTCATCGGTGGAGTAATATCTGCAATAATATATAAAACGTTAAACAATGTTTGAGTTTTATATATCCAGTTTACTGGCCGGGTATTAGCCTAAGTCTTGAAATAGAGGCTACGTTATTGGAGAATATATAGTTACCTACGGATGTTTATCCAAGTCCGTAGCTCTAAGGTAGGTGATTAAACAGGGATCGTATTTGGGTTCCAGTGTTGCCTATATAAAACCTTCAATAACATTGGCGATGGGTACTAACAGGGTTTTTACCCTGACTTATGTTGAATAAACATTGAATTAGTTTGTAAAATGGTGTATGTACAAGACATAGATGGTAAACCGATGATGCCTACGACAAGGCATGGGAAGGTTAGAAGATTGCTTAAATCAAAGAAAGCAACCGTGGTAAATCTTTGTCCTTTTACAATCAGGCTTTTGTATGATACAACCGGTTATAAGCAAGAGATTACGTTAGGCGTTGACACAGGCACAAAACATGTCGGTTTGTCGGCGACAACGAAAAGCAAGGAACTTTACGCAAGTGAAGTTATTCTAAGAAGTGATGTTGTTGATCTTCTATCAACAAGAAGGGAATTGAGGAAGATTAGAAGGTACAGATTGAGATATAGAAAGCCAAGATTCATGAATAGGATTAAATCAAAGAAGAGAGGATGGATCGCTCCATCAATCCGGCAGAAGATTGATTCTCATATTAGGATTATCGGTTTTGTATATTCTATACTACCTGTCTCAAAACTGATTATTGAGGTAGCCCAATTTGACACACAGAAGATCAAGAATCCAGAGATATCAGGTAAAGAGTATCAGGAAGGTGAACAATTAGGATTTTGGAATGTAAGGGAGTATGTCTTGGCAAGGGATGAGCATAAATGCCAACATTGTAAAGGAAAGTCAAAAGATCCTGTCCTTAATGTCCATCATATTGAGTCACGCAAGACTGGAGGAGATTCACCTTCTAATTTGATAACATTGTGTAAGACTTGCCATAAGGAGTTTCATAAAGGAAATATCAAATTGAAAGTAAACAGAGGTGAGTCGCTTCGTGACGCTGCGGTTATGGGTATCATGAAATGGGAGTTATACGATGAGTTAAAATCTTTGTATCCAAACGTAAAAATGACTTTCGGATACATAACAAAATATAATCGTATAAATCACGGGATTGAAAAATCCCATGTATCCGACGCTTTTGTGATTTCAAGGAATTTTGACTCCGAGAGACTTGGATATTATTACAAACGGAAATTAGTTCGTCGTCATAACAGACAAATTCATAAGATGAAAGCACCTAAAGGAGGCAATAAAAGGATGAATCAATCTCCTTTTAAGGTTTTCGGATTTAGATTGTTTGATAAGGTGATGTTTCAAGGTAAAGAACGCTTTATTTACGCAAGAAGGCTTCGTGGAATTTTTAATATCCGTGATATCAACGGAGAAAATAAGAAAGATATATCTTATAAGAAATTGGAATATGTCAGTCATGGATTGATTTCTATTGTAGCAGGTTGAGATTGTTAGGAGATAGGGGAGGGTATACGACTCCACCCCTATTCACAATCAATATGTTAATCAGATAAAGATATTTTAGCTAAACGATAAACTCCATTTTTTATAATTTAGGATTGAGTTTTTTTGTTTGTCCGTGAGGATCGGCAAAATGATTTGTACTTTTCAGTAGAAACATAAGGTTTGTTATTATTGTTATTTGGCTCCCGTCCGCTCGTGAGAGTAGGCGGGATTTTTATATCTTTGTGTCAAAACGATTTAGTAATGGGAAGATCTTGTTATGTTATAAAAAATAAGGAGGGTGGGGTAGATAATGTCCTTGCCCCTAACAACCAACCATCCGGATTATACCAAAGAGCGATGGAGGTGCTTGGCGACCAGAAGCAGGCCTTATCGGTCTGGGGTACGGCCTACTCCCCCGACTTCGTGTCCTTCTTTGGCGACTGGATGTCCATGTCATCAGAATACGATTTGGATAGTAACGGGGAACCTAGGTATGATGATGTTATGTCCTTTATCAAGCGGAAGAACTATTTCGTCGGTAATTTCATGGCCGATGAGGTTAAGGATATCAATAATACCATTACTTCCCTGGGCGTTGATAATATCAATGATCTTAATGATATGATCGTATCTAATTTCCTTTCAGGCGGTGATATATTCCTCAATAGGTACAATCTTGAGCGATCGGGGATGTATGACGCTGATGAGATTGATAATATCATGACTAACCGATCTGAGTATGAGCGGGTAAGGGATATGATGAGGAGGATTGTCGATTTTATGTCTGAGGGGGATCTCAATGAGAAAGATACATATTTCTTGTCCTCCGAATCAGGTCTTGGTGATGATTATATGATATATGAGGATACATATGACTCGTTAGGGAAGAGAAGAGCCTTGAATCCAATGGAGGTAAGGGATACGATCATGAGGGCGGTAGGCGGCATCAGCGACCGCCGGGAGTTTGACCGGGTTTTCACCTCCATCCCATACCCTTCCTTGGCGCTCCGGTATCAGGAGGATCAGGATTACGCCGATCGGATGTATGACACGTATCGTAATATGACCCGTATGGAGGTTAGGAATCAGGATGGAGATACGATTACCGATTCACACTATTACAATACCATACCATATATCAGTATGCCTAAGGACATGAAAGGTTTAAGGGATAAGGTTGGTGAGATAATCGATATGGACGATTTTAAGGACATCAAGGACGTTACTAGACGTTTGTATGACATAGCTATGGATCTTGCCGACATGGGCGTGGATATAAGCGAGGCGATCAGCGATGAGATGGTTATATCCAGACCGGAGGATATCCGTGATCTTATGGCGTCGCTGGATGTCATGTTATCTTCCATACAGGCCGGCAATTCGGTATACGATAGCTTTATCTCCGATCTTGATAGGATAACAGGAAAAGGGAATCCGATATACGAGGTTCAGGATACTTATTCTACTGGGGATAGGATGGTGTATGTAAGGTCCGGGAATACATCCCCTTCCGATATGTATGATAGGAGCATGTTGTATATGGGTAGGGATACGTACCACAACACAGCCCCGATAACCGACACCGATCAGGCCTATGAGATGTTGGCCGATATCGGGATAGAGCGGCCCTCGTACTTGCCGGCTGGCGTGATTCCCGCCGGGGCTTCCCGTTCCGATATTGGCGTGGTCAAGGATAATATAAAAAAGCTGGTTATGTCCAACATCTCATCCTCGAATACCGAGAACATGATCCTTACCAGATTAATATATCAGCATCCCGTAACCCCTAAGATGGATGATGTCGATATTGATCGGGAGTTCAGGAGATACGAGGCTAGGCAGGGAAAGGATCGGGATTTTATCAAATCCTGTACCTCGTTGAGGAAGATCCAGATCAAGGAAAGGTTAAAAAAATCGGATTTATATAATAATGTCTTACGTTTCCTTGATTTTAATGGATTTTATAATGTATCTTTGAACCACCATGACAGAAGTACGTTAAAAAGCATGGAGATGTCGTTGCCGGAAGGTCAGGTAAGGGATCTTCTGTTTGACGTGGCTATCGAGTCCGGTGACAGTAGCATGAGAAACCTTTTCTATCTGGATAGACAGGATAGGATGATGGATGCCGGGTTTTATAGGTATCTGTACCAAAGGAATCCGGGCCTGCTCCGGGAGGTCAACGGCGGTGTCGAGGCGAGACCGGACGGTTCGTTCTTGGCTCGTGGAAGGTATGATGATTTCGTGTCGTTCCAATCCGGCTTATATGAGAAGGTAGGTGAGACGGTTGATGGTGCGATATACAGGTTCGTTGATGATCTTATATACTCCGATCCATCATCATATCAAGAAAACATGGTACGAAGGATGGGTGACGTTACGGTAAGGAGTGACGATAACCGCCTGTCAAGGATAGAGGATAATCCCTCATCCAGTAAGATAGTTAATGAATACACTGCTAATACAAATAAGTTGATGCGAGATTTTTCGTGTAGTTAATCTCTCTTTGACGTCGTGAGACGTTTTCTTTCGAGCATTGAAACATTGGATTTTATAGATTTGCGATGAATCCGGGTCGTAGTGATACGCTCCGGATTTTTTGTCTTGTATCGGTTCTTATTAATCCCATTTACAAGACATGACGTACTTTGATGATGACACATATCAAGATCTTAGGCCTGTTAATTTTTGAACTTTGTAACGCCCACTATCAGGTGGGGTTATTATTAATTCAAAAATAAATAGACATGGGTACAAGTGGAGACAAAATCGTTTTGTTAGACGGTATGGGTTCCGGTAGTGGAAGCGCCACTAACGGTTTATTATCTATGATTCCGGGTATGTTCGCCAATTTGATAGGCGGAAATAAGATGGATCCGAACTTGGTAGCGGCTTTGATGAACGGTCGTAACAACCAAGACGGTTTCGGCGGGGCTAACGGTTGGTGGTTGTGGATCATCGTCCTGTTCTGGTTATGGGGTGGCCGTGGCTTTGGCAATGGTTTTGGCAATGGTAATGAGTGTTGCGCTAATGGTCTTCCAGCTCAATTGAATAACGACTATGGTCGTGAGTTACTGATGCAGGCTATCCAAGGTAACAGAAGCGCTATCGATCAGATCGCTAACGCCTTGAACTGTACTACCACTCAATTGCAAAGCGCTATCTGTAACGTACAAGGCGCTATCGATAAGGTAGCTGGTCAGGTAGGTATGACCTCTCAGGCTGTTATTAACGCCGTACAGCAACAAGGTTGTGAGATCGGTAATCAAATTAGCTCTTGCTGCTGCAATTTGAGTTCTTTGATCAACCAAAGCACTTGCCAGACTCAGCAGATGATCAACAATCAAGGTTATGAGAATCGTCTTGAGACATTGAATCAGACTAACACGTTACAAAACACTATTAATCAAGGATTGACGAACAATCGTGAGCAAGCCACGAGTCGGTTCAATATCTTGAGCGCTAAGATTGATGCTCAAACAACCTTGATTAATGATAAATTCTGTCAATTGGAAATGCGTGAGATGCAGAATACGATCAATCAGTTGCGTGATGAAAGGTCGGCTTACCAAGCCTCCGCGTTGACTCAGCAACAGACTCAGAATTTGATCAACCAGTTGAGACCTACCCCTGTGCCGGCTTATCCTTCATGCTCTCCTTACCAGACTTATGGATGGGGTCAAGCATTTTATGGAGGTAATTACGGATGTGGGTGCAACAATGGATGCTGCAACAACGGAAACGCCGCTATTTAACTCTATAAAGGAAGGAGGCTATTATGGCTTGTGTTTCTAAAATAGGGTCTCTTTATGAGTTGGTCACGAAGAACGTGGTAGTGACTACTACCAACACCATCTTCGGCATCAACCCAAGGATATGGCTGTCCTTGCCATGCGAGGGCCTTCTGCTGCTGAAAATCCGGCAGGTGGTTCCGACAACAGGCGAGACATTGCCAGTACAGATAGCTATTCCAGCGAACAGCACCGTATCCACGGTAGGTGATGACACATGCTGCCCGGTAACCGGCGTGGCTGTGGTGAACCCGATCAACGTGGCTGTGACCGGAGCGGCTATGGTTAACAACACCGAACGCCTTGTTTATTTCAACAAGGTAAGGGGTGTATTGAGGCTCATGGATTGCTGTGTGCCTACAACCGCCGCATCAGCGTCGGAAACGGATGTTGATGAGGAATAGGTTAGATTGGATGTCTAATGGGAGGGTATTCCCTCCCGCTTAAAAATCGAGATATGTTTAGAGACTTAAAGAAAGGATTTCAAGTATATACGCTGGATACGTCCGATGTTCCGGTGTTCAGGATGGGGAATGTGGTTAACGTGTCCGAGCCTAGGTTCCAGCAACCCCAGATGGGTCAGATGGGGCAATATCAGCAACTACAGGATAGGGTGATAGACCTTACCGTGGAGATAAACGGGTCTTCCATGACCTATGTCGTACCGGAGAGCAGGGATGTCGCTATGTCCAATAACATAACTTTGGCCTGCTCGGTCGATCCGATCATGAACCAGCTTAACGCCGCTAAGAGAACCAGCTCCGATATTCTCGATAGTATCGATAAGCATAGGAGGACGCTAGAGGCTTGTGATTCGATCCTTGAGGAAATCAATCCGGCTTTTAAGCAGACTAAGGATCAAGACCGGAAGATCAAGAATCTTGAGGAGAAAGTCGATAGGATGGGATCCTCTTTCGATGAGCTAAAAGAGTTGTTAATTAAAAAATTAGGTTAAGATGAGAGTTATAGATTTAGGCGGCGGTCACGATGAGGACTACAATGACGAGATCTACGATCGTAGAGGCGGCCGTGGACGTAGCAGACGTTCGGATGGGACTTACATGGGTTATGGTGGTGGAATATATGACCATTATGGCAAGGAGCATGACGGTAGGATGGATGAGCTAGAACGCCGTGAGCGTGATCTTGAAAGACGTGAGAGGGAACTGGAACGTGACGAGCGTGAGCTTGAGAAGCGTGAGAGACTCCATGAACGCGAGGACGAGATGTATCGCAGGGGATGGTTCGGTGAGCGCGGCATCCGTGACGAGTACGAAGGTACTGAACCATATATGCGCAGGGGACGCAGGAGTCGTTATTACTGAGGAGCAGACGCCGATGACCCGGATTATAAGCGGTATATAGACACCCATGGATATCACTTTTCCAAGGAGCTGGCTAGGGAAGCCGCTGACAAGATGCTTAACGCCGACGGGTCCAAGAGAAGATGGACGATGGAGGACGCTAAGCAGATGTTCGATAAATGCGGGGCCAAGAAACCTGATAACGCCACTTGGGGAGATATCCAATACCTGTTCGCTATGTTCTATAGCGACTACTTTCCTAAGGTATTGGATTGCGACCAGAAAATAGTCAAGGCTGTCTTGGCTTATCTGGAAGACCCTGACGCCCCGGAAGGGACGGCGTTCGTAAGGTATCTGGCGGTGCGGTGCTTCGTCGGTGACACAATCAAATGGAGTGATATGATTTAGTTTGATACAACGTTGGAGAACCCTGTCGGCAATAGAATACCGATAGGGTTTCTTTTTGATCGTAGCCTTATTATGATTACATTTGTTCGAGGTAGATCTTTTTGTCATGGTAGGGTGGGCGGGAATGAAAAAAAGGCATCCTCACGGACACCCTTCCCCTTTGGTTGAAAATCACTTAAAACATTATGAGTTACTACACCGCAAATATAGATAATTAAATACAAACTGCAATGGGTAAGGGGTATTATTGGATAGAGCCAGTGGATCAGACGTTAAATGATTTCCAGTTTTATAAGGCACGTATCGTAGGCGATCCTGAATATGACGAGAGACATCATCGAGTTATATTGAGAACTGATAAGTATTTCCCTGTTGGAAGTATCTTCCATGTCTTAAAAGACCCAGAGATGTTTGTTATAGAGAGGAAGTTTAAGACATGGGGGAATAAGTATGTCGTTAAGCCTTGTGAGGGTGAATGGGAATGGGAATCTGTCCAGAAACTTAAAGACAAGGCTATTATATTCCGTAGCGGATTCCTGCACGGGGACGGAAGTTTTTGACACTTACCCGTATCTCCCCCCCCCCTCGATTTCTTGGTATTTATGTATATAACTATATTTGAGCAAAAAATAAGTTTGATATGGAAGATTTTCAAGGTAAATACAATGGTAAGCAGATAGAGCAGCTTTTGGATAAGGCTAATGATATTGATCTTACCAAATATGCTCTTAAGACGGATAATGCCCCTACCGCCACGAAATTACAGGCGGCTAGAACCATAGCGCTGTCCGGGGCTGTTACCGGTAGTGTCTCATCGGACTTCGGAGACAACGTAACTATCTCCACGACATTGGCCAATTTTGATGCCTCTAAGATCGCGTCCGGAACCATCAGCATAGATAGGTTACCTAAGGCGGCTTTGGAGAGATTGGTCGTGGTAGCTAATGATACGGCTAGATTCGCCCTTACCACCGCTACGGTTCAAAGTGGTGATACGGTAAAGGTCACGTCTACAGGTAAGATGTATCTGATAAAAGACGAGTCTAAATTAAACAGTGAGGATGGGTATGAGCCTTACACGGCCAGTCAGGCTTCCTCCGTGCCTTGGGCCGGGGTTACGGGCAAACCAAGTACCTTCACACCTCCCACGTCCTCCGCTACCGTTCTTGGCGGTATTAAGGTGGGATATACGACTTCCGGGAAGAACTATAAGGTGCAACTGGATTCGTCCGGCAACGCTTACGTCAACGTTCCATGGACGGATAATAACACTACATACTCACAGGCCACGAGCGATAATCTGGGTCTTGTTAAGATCGGGTACTCAGCTAATGGGAAGAATTATCCGGTAGCTCTTGACGGAAATGGTAAGATGTATGTGAATGTTCCGTGGACGGATACCAACACGACATACACCAATATGGGAGCCGCCTCTGCCTCAGCGTCGGGAAAGGCCGGCTTGGTCCCCGCACCTGCCGCCGGAGCGCAAGCCAAGTATCTTCGTGGTGACGGGACATGGCAAACCCCTCCTAATACCACATATAGCAACATGGGTGGAGCGACGTCCTCAGCCGCAGGATCGGCGGGATTGGTACCCGCTCCGACTGCCGGCAAGCAAACCTCTTTCCTTCGTGGCGATGGTACGTGGGTAGTGCCTACCAATACCACATACGGATTAGCCTCTACTACAGCTAACGGCTTATTGAGACAGCTTAATGGAAGCACATCCAGTTTCATGCGTGGAGATGGCACTTGGGCTACACCTCCTAACACGACATATGCCATGGCCAATGAGTCTACTAACGGTTTGATGGCGGCCGCCGACAAGAAGACCATGAACAGGCTTATAGGGGTTAATACGGTCACGACATTAGCTAACCTGCCTATTAGCAATAGAAGTATCACGGCTACGTTATCAGCCGCTACCACCCTATCCGTGCAGTCAGGGATGCAGATAGGGGAGGAGCTGATGATCAGGTGCGTCCCGTCGGCGGCCTTCACGCAGGCTATACCCAACTCCGGGGCTTATGTAAGCATGAGTGGTACTTCTATAACCACTACGGCTAACAAGCCTTTCGAGATAAATATCTGGTGTTACGCTTCAGGTAAGTATAGCATCGCCGTTAAAGAACAAGATTAATGATATAAGACATGAGCTACGTATATATAAACAGGGAAATATATCCCAATCAATTAGTTCAGGACGATCCGCTTGATGATAATTACGCCAAGGGCTATGGTTATGATGATTACATTAACGGGAATCCCGCCCCATGGATAGAACTTGGGGAGGAACAACTGGCGTTCAAGGAGGCTAATCCTAAAGCTACGGTTAAGGAGATTATCGAGGCTAAATTGGATGACTCAAGGCTTCTTAATGAGGAGAAATCGGCTAAGTATGAGGAGATCAGGACTTATGAGAATAATAATCTTCATGAGTTTTTCTTGGATGACCAAAATATCTATATCCCTGAATATGATAGGCGTAACGCTTTGGCTGATGGGGCTATAGCTGGTAAGATAACGATCATGGGTCTGAAGTTTGATATGACGGAAGGCAAGATCTTGATCGGGATGATGGATAAGTATGATAATGATCTGATGTCGGCGTTAGGAGCCAAACAGAGGGAAGTAAGCTTAGCCACTACCGTAGAGCAGGTGAGGGCTATTGACGCTCAGTCCGGCTATCCTGATAAGGTAAGTGTTACCACGGCGTACATCCAGCAACAGGCGAAGGAGAAGGACGCTTCTGATCCCCAGAAAGTAGCTGCCAAATTCTCTAGGATGGTAGTTAATAATAAGGCCATATCTTTATCTTCTAACGAGAAATTGGATATTAAGGTCCTATTCCCTATATGGGGACAAGAGGGAGCGGAGTTCGGGCTGTCGGTGGATGCCGGATTCTGCTTAAGGGTGGTTAAGGACGATACGGATATCCTTTATGAGGTTATTCAGTCACATACGTTGTCAGCGGAATGGGAACCCGGACTAAATACGGCTTCCTTATACAAGGTCATTGATAAGGAGCATGCCGGGACCATAGGGGATCCTATCCCGTATTTCCCTCCAATGGAGATATTCAAGGATAAATATTACATCCAGAACGCTGATGTATATAAGTGTACTAGGGATAGCGGAACTCCTCTTAGTCATAATCTAAAGGACTTAGTAGGGTTGTATGTTGAGGTTGTACAGGGCTAGTCGTATCTACCCCCCCCCTATATTTGGCTTGTGATATGATATAAGTTATTTTTGGCATAATAAAATGACATTTGTAAATATATTTAAGTATGGCATCACAAAAATTCGGTTTCGTAACCGTCGACCCGGTATCAGGATCAGGAGATCAGGCGGTTAATTTCTCCGGTGAGAAACACACCGGTCGTCTTCAACGCACTATCAACCTTACGGTCACCACGAACGGCGGGGCTAAGAAGGCGTTGGTAGTTAATCAGGCAGCGGCTGCTGAGGTGGTAAGATCAGACAGCCCTAACGCTTCCGTACAAAAGACAGGCGGTAATGTTACCATCACCGGTAAGTCTAACAGTACTAAGCTTACGTTCGCGGTCACGCCGGCTGAGGAGAATGGGCTTACGTTACAGCTCCCGGCTAACTACACGGCGGCTGGAAAGACTACGGCTAACGGAGCGGTTATCGCCGACGATCCCGGAGCCTCTGGCGAGTTCGTTTGGAGCATCACGATCTCGAACGTACCGGCCAACGTCACGATCGAGGAACTGACAGCTACATTGAAGGTAACTGCCGCTGGTGGCCAGACAGCCAACGTGACGGTAACGCAAGCCGCTGGAGACTCTACTATCGAGCTTGACAAGGAGACTATTAACTTGGATGTAAATGGTACTCAACAGACGGTTAACGTAACATCTAATGACAGCTGGACTTGGGCGCAAGCAGCGACTAGGACCGTATTGAGAATGATGGGACGATAATCAGTTTCTTTTCGCTTACTCAGACCCCGATCGACTTAAGCCGGTTGGGGTTCTCTTGTTTTATTATCTTTGTGAGTAGAAGATAACTAAAGGATATAATTATGAGTGATTTGAATGTTAATTGGAAGGACGGGGTAGGCGAGGTAACGGACCAGCCTCTGACCGTCAGCCCGGGGTCCGGGACCGGAAGCGCCCCCGTTTCCTTTGGCTCGGTGATGAACAACGGTCTTGATCGGACTCTTGAGCTGGAGATAACAACTCCAAAAGGTATTAAGAAGACGCTCACGGTGAATCAGGAGGGATGCCGGCAGGCTTATATTACGAGTGACGGCAAACGATGGCTGACTAGCGACAATCGGGTGTATGGGGTTTTGAAAAGCGATGCTCCGTGCGAATGCATAGGTGATTGTCCTTGATATTTTGTTTTTACGAATTTTGTAATTACATTTGTGGCGCATGTCCATCACCATGCTTTTTGTCGCTAATTTATTATAAGGGATACCGGTCTGTGATGGGATCGGCATCCCTCTGTTTTTTAATATGGAGAAGATAAATGTTTTCGATGTTCAGGTTCCTGATGGGAGACAAATCCGTTGTATGTCGTATAATAAGGTTACTTATTTTGATCTTGACGATATATGTAAGTTATGTTTTGACTCATACGATCTACATGATGTGGCTGACACTAAGGTAATGAGTGAGTTCCTGCACCGAGAGGGTGGTCGTTATTGGACTACGATAGATGGCGTAAGGCAGTTGTATCGTAGGATTGAGTGTAAGATGTGTTTTGAGGTTATAGAAAAATTAAGGGGATTATGAGAGAAAAGAAATTTGATTTCGTGATATATCCGTTGGATTTGATTATCACGGTTGGATTAGATTATAAGACGTTGTGTGATCGTTTCGAGAATATGGAACCTGAACACGAGGGGAAATGGGGAGATGAAGATGATATGGATAAGGAGGCGTCTTTCGTGAATTTGGTAAGGGATAGGGACGATGATGATAAATTTGCCATACTTTGGAATTTTTCGAGCGACGATGATTTAATAATGAGAAATATATGTCACGAGTCATTCCATATAGCAATGAGCGTATGCCAATTTTGCAACATGTCTCTTGGATTTAAGGTTGGAGAGGATGAACACGCAGCGTATATAGCCGGTTTTGCGGGTCATTGTGTTGGTGAGTTTATCAACAACAAGGATATGGATTAGACTATAAATTCATACAAGGGATACAAGAATATCAGCCTCCGCTTATTCGTGGAGGCTTTTTATTTATCTTTGTGAAAAACATTTATTTATGAGCAGTTGCGTAATTAAAAGGAATAAGGAAGGTAAGATAGCCCGTGTCTTGACTCCTTCCGGCGAGGTATCTACCTTGTTCGATAAGATAGCGGGTATAGCCGCCGTAAGTGACCTTAATAAGGCCGCTGAAGCTTATATGACTATTTATAACGATAAGTTCAGGTCTAAGTTCGGAGACTGGACGAGATCCGCACCAAGGAATAAGGAGGCGGCCAGATCCATAAGTGCCAGACTTAGCGCCAGCGAGTGGGGGCAACTTATGTCAGCCAAGGTCTTGTCCGCCATAAGCGATATGGATGCCCCGGCGTTGGCCAGAAGCCTTGGGAATAGTGACAATGTCGTGGCTTATCTTACCTCCGGAGAGGTAGGTGATGTCAATGATATGGTGGTGGTAGATACGTCCACGGTACAGGGGGTGGATCTGGATTCCATAAACGAGGATAATATTGGCGATACGATACTGAAAGAGGCGTCATGGGATGATATAAGGGCTATCAGGGAGAATATAGATATTAAGGAGACAGCCCGTATGCTATGGAAGGCCGTGGAAAGCGCTTTTACCGGGCAACGACCTAATATTAGGGTTAAGGGCGGAAATATAGACGGGGAGATTATATTCTCCGGGAATGTCTTGCCGTTAAACGATATTGAAGATTATACGCCCCCATCTTCAAGATTGGTGTATGATTCCGGTGAGCCTCGCCTGTTCTTTAAATCGGATGACGGCAAGATATACGACTCTTACGCCAACGCCATAAAAGGCTCGTCCGGCGGGCGGATCGAGGCCGGGTTCTTGGCCGGCAGTGTCGAGGAGAGCGACGTCCCGTCCGGTACGGCTGACATCTCCTTTGGCTCGTCCTCCATAACCCTTAACAACAGTGATTCGTTCATCCCGGTCCTTGGCATCAGCTCAGATTCTAATATAAGTACCCGTGGAGGGTTTGTCAATTACCTTATCAAGAAAGGTCTGTTGAGCGGGGAGCGTATAAGGCTAGGAGATAGGTATTATCTTACAGGGGCCGGCAACTCCGATGGTCTTAAGATTTATAACGCTATGGATGCCTTGTCTAGGCTAAGGAATAGGTTTGGTAGTATGTCTTCTGAGATGAACGTATTAGGCTCCATCGGTTTTGATACGGAGGTAAATAACGATCTTGATCTTATCACGACATCAGGGGAGAAGGTTACGGTAAGCAGATCGGAGATCAAGAGCATGTTAAGGCAAGGTAAGTTTGAGGAGCTTAATAATAAGTATGATGGGTTCATGGAGCTAGCCTTGTCGTTGATGATGGAGGATAACGCCTTGTACGGAAGTAATGTCCGTGGGGTTATTGAGAATGAGAAGGCGGAGGATCTCCAGAACAGGACTGATATCACCAACATCTTATCCACGTTAGGTATCCGTGTGATGGGTATGTCCGAATATATGGATAAGTATAAGATGCGTAATGGTGTCGAGCCTTCGGCTAGGGCATTGTCCGATATGGCCAATGGGGTTATCGCCTTGGCTGAGGGAGCTACGGTAGAGGATCTTAATGAGGAGGTGGCTCATTTCTTGATCGATACTTACCGTAACCAACAGGAGATTGACGAGGTTCTGGACTCTGTTGTCGGCACGCCATTATGGAATCAATTCGCCGGTCGTTACTATGAGGTGTATGGGAAGGAATACCAAGGGGAGGAACTGGATCGGATGGTGAAGCGGGAGATCCTAGGCAAGACGTTGGCCCAGCGGTTCGTGCCGGGGATGGAACAGGCGGTAGAGGATCTGACCTCGTCCGAGGACTCCCAGCTCTCCTTGTTTGGCAGGATAATCCGGGCTATAAGGAATTTCTTCTCTACTCAAAGATCAGACTTGAATAAGGTTCTTGATAGGATAAAGGAGTCGGCGTTAGCTGATGATCCAAGCGCATTTGACGTGCTTCTGTTAAAGGATAGCGACCATCTCATGTACTCATTATCGGATGTTGATGTGGCTAATAAGTTGATCAAGAACGGTAGGTCATTGGAAAGACTATATACCAGATTGCAGAGGATGAGGTCAAGCCAAAGCCAGAGGATCGGTGAGAGTATCTCCCTTCTACGTGATATAGGCGAGAAGGTAAGACAAGTCGGGGGTGAGCTAAATAAGAATAACAACCTATTATCCACCAAGAGCGTCATAGCGACCGCCAAGGCCGAGGTGGAGTATTTGGTCACTGTCGCCAGTAGCCTACGTAAGAGCGGAAAAGGATTGGATTATGAGACGATACAGGTTATCGATAACGTATATGGGGAGATAGTTCCTCTGATCAGGAACCTTCGTGGATTCGTCAATAATCAGGCGGCTGATTATTATGGCAGCAATAAGGTTGGTATGGTAGAGGATATGGATGATATATTACGTATGGCTGAGACATCCATGTCTGATATAAATGCTCTTCGAAGTGATCGTAATGAGGACTGGCTGGATGGACAGCTCAGGATGTTTAATATCCCGGAAAGATATTGGAATGGGATAAAGAAGTTGATAAATAACATCCATAAGGATATCAATGTCATGTCCCGGTTCTTTGGTACTCTGGAGCATAGTGGTAACGCTATTTTAGGTATGTTAGGCCAACGTCTAGCCAAGGCCCATAATGAAGCCCATACCGAGGGTATATCCAATATCAATAAGATGACTAGGATGATGAAAGAGCGTGGATGGGGGATAAAGGATAATGAGGATCTTATACAGAAGATAAATGGGAAGAACTCGGATTACCTTGACTCGTCCCGTGATTTCGCTAAATACGATTTGCTATACAGGACCGAGCAGGCTAAGGCTATTATCGATATATATGATCTTAAGAATGTTACGGGTAAGACTGAGAAACAGCTTATCGACCTTCTTCTATCCGATAGAGGCCTTAAGGTGAAGACCCGTGACGACATAGTAGGATATGACGGGGATAAGCCTATCACTAAGGAGGTATATCATATATTCAAGCCTACCATCCAGAATTTCGATATCTCGGACATGACGTTCGAGGATCAGCAACGGTATCTGGATACGATAAATAAGTGGTTGGATGAGAACCGGGAGAAACCTATGGTGCAGGCTTATTACGATAAGATCGAGAAAGTCAATAAGAAGGTCGAGGAAAGACTGGGTCGTAGGGTATCGCAAGCTACGTCCGATTTCATGACCCGTATCCGCAGGAGCCGGTATGTGGCTATGGATAAGTTCGTGAGGAACGGGAAGGTCGATTGGAAGGCGTTTCAATCCGATCCTATAGCTTGGAGATCTTATCTGGATATCTTACGTGATAGGGCTATAGCCAAGAGCGAGTGGTATTCCGATGGGACACCAAAGGAAGAGGGATCCGAGGCTCTGATGATGTCCGAGGAGATCAAGGCATGGGACGAGGCGTGGGCCGAGGAGTTCGGGAATACCAACGAGGGTCGTAAGGCTTCCGCCGAGTTCAAGGAGATACTTCGTGGGATAGAGCGGTCCGAGGGCGGCAAGGCTGCGTTTGAGTTCCTGCTAGCTGGCGGTCATCTTGGTTTCTCCAAGGATATGTGGGGATCCGAGGAGGGTGATTATTACAAGAATCTGGTTGATAAGATCACGGAGCAATCTGTATCATCATCAAGGATAGAGAAGGTAGAGGAGGCGATGGCGACAATAAACGAGATCAATGACCAGCTAAGGCCCTTGCTTATCCAGTACCGGGATAGCACGAGATACGGGGAATATGATTTCGATAGGTTACGTGGATCCGCCTCATTAAGAAAGATAAACGAGTTATATGATCGTCTGGCTGAGGCTAAGAGCGTTATTAACGCCGCCGCTTCCGCTGAGGCTATTGAGATGGATATGCCTGATACGGTGGAGAGTGGAGTCACGGATTCTTACCGTAACGCTTTAAGGGATGCCATGGCATACGACAAGGGTATGGATGAGATTAAATTCGCCAAGGAACATATGTCTGCCCGCTCCCGGAGTCAGGTGGATAGGATGGCCGCCAAGTTATCTCGGAAAAACCCGTCATGGACGACCGTGGAGGTATCGTTTTTGAGAAGGAAATACGGTCCTGACTTCAATAATAAGCTAGCTAACGACATAGCGATGGGTAAGACTGATAAGATCCTTGTCGAGTACGCCAGGACCCGGCTGTATCCTTATATGAGGAGATACTCTCCCAAGGGGTATTCTGGCTTTGTCAGGAAGATAAATAACGGTACGTATAAGGTATCCGAGTTCTTTGATGCCATAGAAAATGGTATATCTAAGGAAGAGAGCGTATCCCGTTTCGGGTTTGATATTAATATGATCGATCTGACGATCAATAACCAGTGGCTTGATGAGGCTGACGCCGAGAGTTCTTTCCGTAATCCTAATTATAATCCCGATCTGGGTTATGGATATCATACGCCTAGGTTCGATAAGTACAAGAACGAGGCTTTCTTCAAGAAATACGGTATTACCAACGAGGGGGAGGAAGCTACGATCAATAAGGATAAGTGGGAGATGAGGAAGGAGCTGCTTAACATAAGCCGTAAGGCTATGGAGGATTATGATGAGCGATTCCGGAACATCTACCAAATACCACAGATATCCAAGGGCGGCGTGGAGAGGATGGTGCAGGCCGGGGTTGACCCGAAGGCGGCCATCGGCAACGCCGTACGTGATATTGTTGGCGAGAGGGTGGATGATCCTATACACGGTCAAGGACAAGACCTAGGAGGGCTTGACGAGAACGATAACAAATATCGTATGATCCCCAAATACTATCTCAGTAAGTTGGAGAACGCCAACGACGTGTCCCATGACTTCGCCTACTCCTATTCCATGTTATCCTTACAGGCTACCGCTTACAAGTATAAGAGGGCGGCCTTGGATGATGTCATGGGATACAGGAACATGATGCTGGAGACGCAATACGACGGCGGTAAGAACCCGGAGGCCACTCACGCCTATAGGATGTTTCAGGACTGGGTTAACGCCAGCATCTACGATGTCAGGATAAATAATAAGCGGGCGGAATGGAATATAGGTAATTATAAGGTCGATCTTAATAAGCTGGCTCTTATGTTTACCAAATTCGTATCCAAATCCAACCTAGGCTTCTCCCCGTTCGTAGCGGCTACCGGCGCCCTTACCGGGCAGGCCAACTTCCTTTTGGAAGGTATGGTAGGGCAGTATATAAGCAAGGACTCCATGAAATACGCCTATGGGGAAGCTCAGAAGCAATTAAGTACGTACGTGTCGGAGATCGGGGATATAAACCGTACCAACAAATTATATGTCGTTGGAGAGGCTCTAGGCGTATTCAATGTCCGCAACCGTGTACGATCGGCGGCGTATAACAAGATCTGGAGAACCTTATTCCGGAACCTGCCGTTTAAGATGATGGAGGTTCTTAACTCCCCGTTGGATCCGCAGGTCATTATCTCGGTCATGGATGATACCCGCCTATACGAAGGTCAGTTCTGGTCATACTCCAATTTCAAGGAGATGATGATGAAAGACAGAAATATGTCCGCTAACGAGGCTAAACGCGATTGGGAGCGTTTAAGGGATTATTCTATGTGGAACATGGTAGATGTCAAGGACGGAAAGATCGTGGCTAAGAACGAGGCTAACAAGGATATTATAGACCGATATATACCCACCTTGTCCAGTAGGGTAAGGAGTATGGTGCAGATCTGTGACGGCGCCTTGAACGAGCAGAACCGGGTGGGGGCTAGCCGGAACGCTATCCTTAATATGGTGCTGCCTCACCGTGGATGGTTTATATTGGCCGTACAGCGGGCGTATAAGAAAGCCGGTTTCAATTTCCAGACCAACCAGTTCGAGGAGGGATATATGAGAACGTTATGGAGATTGGCCGGGAACGTCTATGGTTCGATGTCGGAGGGCAGGATGGGAGAGGCATATGACGTGCTTAAGGAAGAGTATGATAAGCTTACCCCCTACGAGCAGATCAATATCAAGAGATCGATTATCAATATGGCGGTATTCGCCACGATGATGGCCATAGGACGGGCTTTGATGGGATATAGGGAGGATAATGAGGATAGCTGGTTCGGGCAGTTCATTACCTATATAGGATTCAGGACGATCAACGAGATCGCTTCCCAGACATCCCCGTTCATGGAGCTTAACGCCATAGACATGCTGCAAGATCCGCTGGTCACCGCCCGGAAGTTAGGCGACCTCACCGATCCTCGAAACTGGGATCCGTTCGCTACTGTCCAGACCGGCGTATATAAGGGCGAGAGCAAACTATGGAGGCAGCTCATGAAGTTCTCGTTTGGTAAGCAATGGTATAATATCAAGACGGCTAGGGATATTAAGCAGACATCCGACTACTGGTTGATGACCAACGGCATGACGATGGGATTCTTTCTAGGTGGTAGGAATAAGGATGAGTCCGGAGAGGACGCTAATTGGTATTTTGACAGGGGAAGATAACTGATATGGTATGACAAAAAAAAATAGCCGGTCAATTGTTTAAGACAATTTGATTGGCTATTTTTGTATTCCCATCTATCCATCCCGGACGGATGGGAATAGGTAATTATTTTATGAATACAAATGTAGATCTTTTTCATGATTCCACGAACAATAGTAATGGAATTTTGACGTCCGAATCCAACGAAATGGATTTAAATACATTAATACCGGTAGTAGATAATAATAATCATAAGGTTGTAGACGCCAGGCTTCTTCATGCGTTTCTTCAAATAAGAAGAGATTTTACATCATGGATAAAAGATCGTATATCAAAATACGGTTTTATTGAAAATCAGGACTTTGTATTGATAAAATATGATTATTTAGGTAACTTACTGAATGACAGACTCCCCCATTTTGGTGAGTCTGATACTCAGGTAGTTGCAAAGACTGATTACCTGCTATTGATGGATATGGCCAAAGAGCTATGTATGGTAGAGAATAATGATAAAGGGAAGAAAGCTAGAAGGTATTTTATCGAGAAAGAAAAAGAATTAAAGAAGTTGGAAAAGTCGAATAATGATCAAGTAAGTCATTTGCGTATTCCCGACTTTTCCAATCCAGCGGAAGCCGCAAGGGCATGGGCTGATGAGTATGAGGCCAAGGTGAAGGCCGAGAAGGAAGCTATGTTGGCACTAGAAGCCAAGAACAAGGTCGAGGAGGAAAAGAAGATTGTCCAAGCCGAATTAAATACGGCTATAGATACGATAAAGGAGAATGAACCGGTAATTGATATGTTTAAAAGGTCTATTCCAAGAGAAGGTGTCCTTATCCGTGAATCATCAAAATATTTTGAGCAATTTGGCTATTATATCGGGATTAAGAACATGTATCCGTTATTACAGGAATTAAAATATGTTTTTAGGAATGAGAGAGGTAGGATAGAGGCATATCAGTCCGCTCGTAATTCTGGATTAGTTACATATGGATCTGATCCTGGTGATGAATATTGGGAGGCTAAGGCCGTGACTGTTATGATAACATTAAAGGGATTTGTTAAACCGGAAGAATTGTCAAGAAAAAAAAGGAGCGTTTTTGAGAAATATGGTCGGTTCACGATATGATGCCCCTCACTGCGATTATTCTGATAAAGGCAAGGCTATTAGAGCGCTTACTGGCGATAATAGGTTCACTAAAGATATTGATTATAAAGTTTTTACCCAAAATGGTAAAAACCCTACTGAGGGAAGATCAACAATTGTATATACGATAACTGCATTTTGCGTGGAATGTTTGATAACAAGGAAAGAAAGATGAGTATAAATAAATAGTTATACCATTGATAATTAATGTAATCCAAAAATGGATTTACATAATAAGAGAAGGATAGGCGATTATCATCCTATCCTTCTTATTTTCGTTATCGGTTATTATATTTATACACAAAATCATCCACATCCATATACTCACACCCGAAGTTTTCCGCCGTCTTCTTATCGGAGTCGGAGAACTGCCCTTCTTTTCCGGAAGCGTCCCCGATCATCATGATAGTATCGTATATGATCTTATTTTCCTCATCTACATTATCATTTATGAATTTGATATAATCCATATACTGGTCTATCATCCCCGTATTTGGTTTCCTATTGATGTTATCTTTATCATTGTTGTCGCAATAAAAGTTGTATACGGATATATTGGTATAATCCTCCAATGCGCTTGATATATAATCGAATTTATATTCAAACATCTCTTTGTCTACGAAGCCTTTTTCTATACCTCCCTGATTTGATATGATTAGTATATCATCAGGAGCGTAATTTTTGATAGCCTCAAATACGTAGAGTTTGATTTTCATATCCCATATACCTTTAGGGAATGTATCTCCTGACAATGTTTCAATCAGTGTCCCATCTAAATCTGTTATTAACAATTTATATTTTTTCATGATTCAAAATTTAAACGATATATAATTACCTTACTTTATTCATATACTACTCGTCCCATTGCTCCTAATAGCTCTTTATCATCCTGCTCCTTTACCTCTACATAATAATATCCCTTGAAACAAAATTTCTTTTGATCGGGATCTGACAAGAACTTTTTATATTCCTCGAATCCTTCATCTGAAAGATGATAAGCCTTTCTTTTTTGTTGAAGTAATTCATTTGATTCTAATATCTGTTTCTTAGTAGCCATAATAACATCATTTTTTATTTTACGGTTCTTAGACGATGAGGTATTCTGCCTAATGATATTTCATCCCCATATTATTGATTTGTTTAATTTACGAGCCTCTGATAAGGCTCGTGTTAGTATATCCTTTTTCCTTATAATCTCCTTATATCTTTTGATATTCATTTTTATTGTCTTCATAATAAGTTCTTTTGTCTTAATAGCACCAGCATCTTATCCCAATCCACATATCCTTTATCCGTAAGTGGAGTGCCGATATTCCTATCATCTATATAATAATCACAATACACTTTTGGTGATGATGATACTGGCTCAGGATTGTAGTTTACCGAATACAGATTGATATGATTGTATCTAAACCAGTCTACGGCATCCTGTAGATATTTACCATCTCTTACCGTATATAATATCAGAAGATTCTTATCAGCCAATTCTCTCAATACTTTAGCGGCTCCGATATTGTCTCCTACATAAGGGAATGAGTCTACTACGCACGTCCCATCAAAATCTATCCCTATTATTTTCTTCATATTATATATCTTGTAATAAATACTCTTCTATTTTCTTAGCCATATCAATAAGCATCTCACATCTAAGGTTATTAAACTCCTTACAAAACCTCATGTCTTCCTCATGCTTTTCCTCAGGCGATCTGTTATCAATTACGCTGTAGCATGGTGATGAGTGTATCGGTATGGTCTTCATGGCATCTATGGCTAATTTGATAGCCTTTTCTTTGATATCGCTCATACTATTTTCTTTTTGTTCCCAGATCATGCCGCTATGAAGGCAATTAGGATCATCAGCATGATCTATTAAACAAATCCCTTTGTCGTAAAAACAACATCCCGTACAACTCTCTTCTTCTATCTCAGGGATAGCTATGTATTCTTTCCCTTTATATATTTTAACTTCTCCTTTTCTTATCTTATTCATCTTATTAGATTTTTATATCCTACATGTTTCAACTGCTCTTCGGTAGCTTTCTCCTTCGGGAACTTCCCGTGCCATTTTCCGGGCACCACGACATCACGGCCGTCTGGGGAGGTAGTAAGCCTCCCGCATTCGCTGCACAGCCCCATGCCCTTGTACGGCTGTAGTTCCTTGGCATACTCGAATTTGTCCACCATATACTCGTTTGTCAACATCCAGTAACTAGACGTGGCGGTATTGTCTACACAACCGCATTTAGCGCATACAAACAGGCTCATAGTAAGTTCTTTTTTGCTTCATTAAACAACCATTCTACCAGATTCTCAAATTCTCCATCAGGCATATCTATTATGTCTTTTATCTGCACTTGTATTCTTTCTTTTGCTAAAGAATAGCAATTACTATTGACAGAGTAACGAACTACAGTGCCGTTTACGAAAATAAAATCATCTGGTTTTAAATCAGTCGTATAGCCATTTTTAGAAAACATAGGGATATGATGTATATCATCTATTCTTGTTATAAAAGAATCATTATATTTGGCATATTTTCCAACAATCCATTTATACTTCTCCTTTAGGTCAACTTGTATCTTGCTCATTTCTTCTTTTAACTGTTTTTCCAGTTCTTCAATCTTATTCATATCCTATCTATTTTAATGTTATTGTTATTAAATCTGTTTATCATCTCATCAAAGAATTGACGGTCTATCTCCACAAGCAGGAAGCCCCCCCTCTCCTCGCCGCAAGGGAAAGGGTAACGGCTACCGCCCCGTCCGGCACAGTGTTCATTGGATTGCCTTCCACGCCATATTCCCGTTAAACATCCTCATCTTTCTTTTCATCATCAATCCTCTCCACTTTAATCGTCCCCATATCACCTGAAGGTAACGTAATATCGCTATACACGTTATTCCAGTTCTCGTCAATAGCTAGCTGATGCAGTATAGATCTATATATCTGGTAGGTATTTCCGATAAGTCTCTTTCTATTGATCATATCTTTACTACCTCCATCATACCCTATATGTTCATAGTCTTCGAGATCCGGGAACAACCTTCTTCTTATCGCTCGTGAGTTATTGATTATAAAACTTCTTATCCCCAGCGTTTCCGTTCTATCCATATCATTTATCAACGTATCTGTCGTATGTTGTAGGTCCATGTCTCCGGCTGCGTATCTGCTTATGTCCTCCACGCACTGGGATATCAGCATCAGTTGTTCCCTTGTCAATGTTATTTTATAAAGTTGTTTGTTGTTCATATCCTTCTATTTTATTTATCATCTCGAATATTTTCACCGCTATCAACGGCACTATGGCATTACCATAAGCCTTTATTGATTCTTTTCTCCATTTCCCGTAAGGAATGGTAAGGTTGTCCACATTAAAGGGTAGCCCATCATTTCCTCTACAAATAGGGGACTGAGTTGGAAAACTCTTCCATTGAGTCGATCCCCGTCCATCCCAATCACGGCAGGCATATTTCTTAAAGAGTCTGTTCTCGGTGCTCCGTTGCTTTTTGTCATCTTCCTTATCGTACAAGAACCTGTGTGATCTGAGGCCACTGGTGTCGGTAATAAGTCTCCGTATTTTATCCCTTGTTTGGGAAGTGAACTCAAATCCATGAATCTTGTCTTCCCGTCCTTGTCGCAAACCTTCAACCCTTGCGTCTGAACAGTCGGAAGCAATGAACCATATCCTATACCGTTTATGTGGCGCTCCGACACCGCAAGCTGGAACAATGATCGGTTGGACGGAATATCCTTCACGTTCAAGATCGTCGCAGATGGTATTGATGATATATTCTTGCTCAAGTATCGTTTCCTTGTAATTTTCTTCATCTTGATCACTTTTCGTTTCCACGTCAGTTTCACTACCGGGTTGAACCATATTGGTGATTCCGGCAACATTCTCGCCAATAACCCAGAGCGGTCTTGTCTCTCGTATGACTCTAAGCATTTCCGGCCAGAGATAACGGTTATCATCCGCTCCCTTTCGTTGTCCAGCGACGCTAAATGGTTGACAAGGGAAACCTCCGGTGAGCACGTCGATTTTCCCTTTCCATGAAGTGAAATCAGTTCTTTTAATATCTTCATATAATACTGTTTTTGGAAAATAATATTTTAATACACTTTGACAGAATGGATCTATCTCGCATTGAAAGACATTGTTCCATCCTACCTCTCTAGCGGCTAAATCAAAGCCTCCTATACCTGAGAAAAGACTAGCGTGATTCATTCCATCTTATTTGATATTAATTTTTCTTTTATATGTTTAGATATATCAATTATCTCATCTTTTATATTGCAGTCATCTTTTAATAATGAACCAAATATACATGATATGGCGCCCTTTAGGCCTAGCGCTATCCCTATCTCCAATATTTTTTTATCGGTATTAGAGATTTCTACAGGTTCATATAATATTGATGATATGTTGTTAACGACGTATATTATATCATCTTCATTCATTGATGTAGATTTATCGACAATAGCTATAAAATCTTTTATAATCATAATATAAGCTATTTTTATTTCTTTTATCGTATCATCGCTTAGATGTCTATCTCTTATATGCCTTTCAACATACTTGTTTGCTAGATTCTCTATTTTGTTTGATTTGTCCATTTGTACTATCAATTATTTAGTTAATAATAGATCATAGTCCTCTTCATCTATACTCCCATTATTGTTGACATATATAATGAAATCATTTAAAGGCACGGACTTATCCTTGGATAAGGCTTTTATAATAAGCTCTCCATCATCTTTCAACATCACATGCACAGTATCCCAGATAACATATTTTTGACATTCTTTCTCAATCTTCTTGATTGTTTTAAGTATTATCTTATACGTCTCCTCATATCTTTTTACTATTCCGCACAGTTCAGTCGTATTATATTTACGTATAGCCGTGAATATATATTCCTTTTTACAATCCCAGCATTTTATCAGTTTTTCTGATCCGCACGCCTTATTCTTGTAGAAGAAACAGCCCTTACATGGCTCATTATGGTCGTAACTTAATACTACAAGCAGCTCCATGCCATTCTTGTATATCACGTCTCCTTGTTTCATCTTGTCTATTTTATTAATCTCATTATCAATATAGCAAAGTTGGATATTATCCATACTATAGATATCCAGAATGTTATACTCAACATAAGACCTATGTTCTTAGGTATAGGATCTACTCTCCTGAATGTAAGGATCATGAATACAAATGTCTTGAAGTTCATAATTTACGATATTTTTCTATATAGTTAACTATTAGATCCTTGACACCTTTAGGGACATTAATTAGCTTAAGGTTACCTTGGAATATATCCTTACCGTACTCGTCCATGATCACCCCGAATGAAGGATTCATGATTCTTGTCGATATACATATCGGTTGGTCGGTATCGAATCTGATAACGGCTACCTTCTTCTCGTTTATCGCCTTCTTTAGGGCTATATAAAGCTTATGACCTTTAACAATGTCACAATTACCTTTCATGATCTTAGACATATATATGATATGCTCTTTCTTCACATTGCTGAGATTGTCCATCAGTTTAAGATCTCCACCAACAGATTTCCATTTTTTGAAGCAAGATATGCATAGACAATAACTGGACTTGGCGTTCCTCGGCATCATCCTGCTGCTACCAGCGGGAACCGTATCGCCACAGCAGACGCACGTCCGGTCTTTGTTGGTGCGTACTGGGCCATAGCTGTTTATCGGGTATTCTTTTTCTTTAAGCATCTTTTTCTGTTTTCAAAATTATCATCACCATATTCATAATTAGGACAAGCCTTATTGCTTGGGCGTCTCGTATAAGTCTTTTGCTCCCTATCATATTTCCTGTTAGGGTTTATATAATGGTCGCACACTTGCCAAATGGAGCAGCATACTTTCCCGTATCTTTTCGCCCATTCCCGATCATGTAGATGTACACAAGTGGCGCAAGTTGGGTTCTTGAGCTTATCCTTATTCTCATCTATGATCTTATTGACCCGATCAAGAATAACATGCATTTTTTCAATATTTATGACGTTAAATGCGTCTGGGCATGGAAGATATGTCATTGAGCTTATATCTATGTCCATTTCCTTGGATTTATTGTAAGCTGATTTGTATTTCCTTCTCATCAAATCCTTTAATTGATTTACTTTTCTCTCATAAGTTCCCATATTTCACTCAGTTTTCCATCCTTGTTTTTTCAATAGATCCACCATCATCTCCTTTATCTTAGGGCTAATGGCTTCGGTAAGTATATCAGCGGCCAAGTTAATAGAGAAGCTTGTCATTCTAGATTCTCCTATATACTTCTCGCTGGTAACTTCTTTCACATAGTCGTGAATATCCTTGATCATTTCATTTTGAGATCTTAGGAGATCCAGTATCTTATCGAGTTTATCATTCATCTTTTTTCTCGAATATACCTGACAATAACCAGAAGACCACTATCAAAAAGAAAAATAGCCCAAGAGCCTCATCCGGATAATCATGCATCGCCTCTAAGATACTTCTCATAACTTAACATCCATTTTACCGATTATACGATAGAAAATATCCCTAGTCAGCTCAATATCGTAAGTAGCGTCATGAAGCTTATTCTCGTCGATCTCAATACCCATAGTTCTGGCTACGGTCATCAACTTAAAGTTCTCCATATCGTTTCTTACACCCATCAGGAACGGTGTCACCATAACATATACATCCATACAGTTAGGATAGAACCATGATCCGAAATACTTATCCCCACATTGGGTAAATAAAGCCCGTAGGAAGTTGTTGTCGAATCCGGCGTTGTTATACCCCACCAAATACATTTTATCCCTCTTGTCGAACTTATTCACGTATTTGGATAATATACCAACTAACTGCCTGTACCCTTCTTCCATAGGCTGATACGACTGCACTTGCTCCAAGGTAACGCCAGCCACGTCCAGCGCCTCCTGCTCTATCGTGGCGGCAGGGTTCGGGGCTAGGCGGATGTCGAACCTCTCAGCCTCCTGCCCGTCGATATCCACGATCCCTCCTATTTGGTGTATCCCGTTTCTCCAGAACTTAACCCCGGTTGTCTCTAAATCGAAAAATAGTAATTTACTGGTCATATTTTGTATATCTTTTAAATTATCCATGATTTGAACAATTAAACGCCAACCATCCACTTACAACTCCCATCGCAAAAATAAACAAAATCATAAGTGATAACAGCGCCCAATCTTCTGTATTTAGTTTATTGCTCTCCTTCTTTTCAACATTGAAATCGAAATCAAATGTCGTATTATTAGCTATCTTCCCATCAATGCCTTTGTTATTTAAATGGAGTTTCTTTTTGATTTTTCTTTTATTCATGTTTTATGTCTTTTAAATTACCCATAATTCAATCAATTAAATGCCAACCATCCACCTGCAAATCCCATTGCGAAAATAGATAAGATTATAGATGTGAATAATATCCAATCTTTTGCGCTTAGCTCATTATTATCTCTCTTTATTTTCTCAAGATAATCATATATAGCTGTATAAACAGCATGGTGAATATTCTTGTCTCTAGCCCTTACGATATTATCATATTCATTATATCCTAGATTATAGGTGGCGCTTTCGATCCTCATATTCCCCGTAACCTTTTTATTTACATCGAAATCGAAACTAACCACTATATCGGTGGTTAGAGCGCTGGCGATTTTGCTTTTTATCTCATCATTACTGAGATTAGCATCGTGCACTAATCGCTCATAGTCTTTATCGTCAAGAATTATCTGTTTTTTAATATTCATATCCCTAATATTTCTGCTACATAAACAAATCCATAACATATACAATTATCAGCATCATGCTCCCCATAATCAACATGCCAGATAACAGCGCATGGGAAATAGAGTGGCATAGTTGTAAATTTTATAGTAAAACATAGTAAACTACTTAATTTTAAACGCTTCACCGGGACTCGTAACCTCATCCCTCGACGTCCGATTATAAAGGATGTCAACTCCCATCCTCTTGATATTTATGGCGGCATTTAAATCCCTATCAATCTTGATGCCGCAATTCCCACAGGCAAAAGTTTTGTCCGACAAAGATAAGTCATCTTTCTTCCAACCGCAATTACTACAGGTCTTGGAAGAAGGGTAAAATCTATCTATGACAGACAGAGTCTTACCATACCACTCACACTTATACTCAAGCAAAGTCCTGAATAGGCTGAAGCTAGCATCGGATATAGAACTAGCCAGTTTATGGTTCTTAACCATACCTGACACGTTCAAATCCTCGATACATATAGTATCGTAGTTATTAACAAGATATGTAGTCAGATTATGCAAGAACCATAATCTCCTGTTAGAGACCTTGTTATGTAACCTCGCTATTTTAAGCCTGTTCTTATGCCATCTATTACTGCCTTTGGTCTTCCTTGACATATATTTCTGTATCCTAGATATCTTGGATTGGTTTTCTCTAAGATACTTAGGATTATCAATAACAATTCCATCTGATAAGGTGGCGAACTCCTTTATTCCTAAGTCTATACCTACTTCCTTACCAGTTTTAGGCTTCTTGGTAATCTCACAATCTACGGTTATAGATACGAAATATTGGTTAGCCGGGTTCTTGGATATAGTACAAGAAAGGATCTTACCGTTTTCAGGTATATTCCTGTCAATAACAACCTTAACCCAACCTATCTTTTCTAATCTAATCCTATCTCCTTCTATCCTGAATTTCTGGTTAGGAAGCCTATATGACTGTGTATTACCTTTCTTCTTGAACGAAGGTCTACCTATCTTCTTTCCCCTGTTCTTGGAGAAATACTGTTTTACGGTCTCCTTGAAATCTGCAACCTTTTGTTGGATAGCGGCAGCGGATACCTCTGATAGCCAAGGTCTATCTTCTATAAGATCAGACTTTTGGATAATACTAGGCTTAGGATTGTCTTCCTTATCATAGGAATTAAAAGAAGCTACATTGGCATTCCAGATAAGGCGTACACATCCGAAGGTCTTGGAAAATAGTATTTCCTGAGACCTGTTAGGATATATGCGATATTTGAATGCCTTTATCATTCTACTAATATAGTGATTATTCTATTGATTTACAATATAATTCTATGGAATTTATGAAATTTAATTATACTCTATCCCGGATAGATGGTATTTCTCGTTGTCTATCTCCACCTCTCCTTCTTCTATAGCTCTCAACAACTTCCAATCTATCTTTACATCAGCTTGACGATTTTTTACCTTTACATAGGCATATCCGCCATAATGAGAACCCAATGTCCTCATCGTAAGTTCATTGACTTTTTGTTTGTCTCCATCCATAATAATCTGGTTTTTAATGTTGATACAAAGATATGATTTAAACAAAAATAAAAGCATGAATAATATTAAAATAATATTAATCATGCTTAAATATAAATATATCCCTTCTAGTTCTCACGGATATACGTATTCGTACTCATCTGGAGGAGATGTCTTATATTCAACATCGCACTCCATATTGGTGTAATAGTTATCCCCTTTTCTGTATACTAACGCTACCCAACAGTCATATTTTTTGCTGTATCCTATAAGAGGGACATTAGCCATAGGCGGATTATCCTCTGTTTTGTATCTTATTCTTGTTACTTGTTTCATATTTTCATGGATATAAATATTCATATTCTTCCGGTGGATATGTTTCAAATTCGGTGTCGTACTTCATACAAGTGTAGTACTTGTCTTTGCTTCTGTACACTACTATCCACGGACAGTCATATCTTTTGTTGTATCCTAAAAGAGGAACACCTTCCATAGGAGGCTTATCTTTCGTTTTGTACCTTAATTTTGTTATTTGCTTTATGCTCATATAATCTTATGTTTAAGTAATTTCATCATCATCGAAAACAATGTGTCTACAAGAAGTTTCTCGCTACTCCAATATATAGGGATCTCATCTATATCTCTATACGTTACAGACCATGCATGTTCTAGCTTATAACATTCGAATGTACAACCCTCTATCTCATATGGGAGTAAATTCAGTAACGTCCCTACATCCCAAACAGGGTTGGATATATCCGGGGTAACGGCCTCGATCAGTCCTATACGACCAGCGTCATCCTCCATAGAATGTAATTGATCCAGATACTTGTCTCTGAAACCGATGGCGGTGGAGATAGGGAGGCCGGCCTCGACCAGCACCCTCCCCTGTTCTTTTGTGGTGAATATCCTTTCTTTCATCTAACCCTTGATCTTTTTCTCTACAGTAACGATCGTATCATTATGCCATCCCCCATGAGCCACGAGAAGAATCTCCTGCTGCTCGAAACCAAGACCGGCCCCTATACCGCCGGAGTTCCATGCGCAGGTAATGACCACCCCGCCTTTCTTGGTGATCCTAGCTATCTCATTCTTCTGCCTAGCCCAATAACTAGATTGCGTTGTTTGCATATTAACAGATCTTCCAAGTCTTTTATACGACTCAGATACCTGCCTCGAAGAATATGGTGGATCATATAATACCATATCAGCCATATTATCCTTAAGACCACGCAGGAAGTCTGTGGCGTCTTTATGATACATAGCTTTAGTATCAGGGTCAAGATCGTTGGTGATTGTCCCTATATCGCTGTTTCTGGCGAATGGATCCACTATAACCATCCCCTCTTCTCGATATTTATCTATAAGTTCCCTTATCGGTTTTATGCTGAATGTCTCGCTGTTCGGCATTGACCATTTCTTGTTTATAATCATCTCTTAACTCTGTTTTAAATTTAAGCTTCATAGTACTTCTAGGTACAGGATCGCATATGTCATCCCACCAATTCTTGTGCCCTTTCGGTGGATGTATATCCTTTTTCCATAAAGATCCCTTAACTGTCTTGATTCTTCCGTATGGTCTCATTTTGCTCGTGTTTACCTTCACATGTCACATTATATCCGTTTCTAATGACCCGAACATAAGCTCATCAGTAATCTTGCGAAATTCCTTTACAATATCATTTATCTGCTTACGTTCGATGCTCCTTAGCAAATGGGCTATCACATCCACTGTCCATCCATTGCCCGCTAAAGACATGGCCGTATTTGGGGCTATCCCGTCAAGGTAATCATCCGGCAATGTCTGTAGCCTACACATCTCCACCGGGGTCAGGTATCTGAATTTGTCTTTCATGTCAAAGGCGTTAGGATATCTTCCGGGAGGTAGTGATGAGATCACGTTATCTTTCATGACTGTTGTCAGGCAATTACTTTTCTTGATGGGAGTGGTATTCTTATCTTTTCTTATCTCCAGACATTGCGTTATTTTTATGCCCATGTCACAATCCTTTCGATACCCGTCCTCTCCTATCCTTCTACCGACAATGGTCCCTATATATCTCCCTCTTATGGCTCCCGGATTCCAACCCTTGTCATGCTCTAGAATATCATCCAATGATATATGCTTGTCTTTCGGCATTTCTACCGGCCAATTACACCAATAAAGGCGATGCCGGGTCTGTGCCGATACCAAGGCGCTATCGATCTCCACCGGCTCCACGCCAAGCTCCTCGGTGATCACCCAGCGGTGCTCGTCCCGCATCCGGACGTTCTCGCCCAAGAACAGGACCTTACCTTTGGTCTCCTTCCTTAAATGCTTTACGATGTCCGAGAAGCAAAAGAAAAGCCTTCCACGAGAGTCCATAAATCCCTTACCCTTACCTGAGCTAGAGAAGCTCTGGCAACAGAACCCTCCCATGACCAGATCTATATCTTTCCAAGGGATATCCCATGTTCTCCAGTTATTAACATCCCCTAATTGAATAATATTAGGAAAATGTTTTTGACTTACCTTTATACATGTCTTGTCTATCTCCGAGGCGTAGTAAGTCTCGATAGGTATGCCGGCTCTTTGTAATGCTAGATACCCACATGATATCCCGTCAAATAATGATAATACCTTCATATTGTCTATTGTTTATCTATACAATTCTATAGTAATTATATTATCAAAATGATCTTTGGCTATATCTTCCCCTTCTTTTATAGACATATCAAATAAAGAAGCAGGGTCTGATGTTATATAATCATTCGTATTTACAACAACCCTTATTTCCTTACTCTTATCCTTGACAAGCATCAATTCGTCTATCAAATCTTGTACTGTCATATTTTTCTCCGCTTTCATAAATTCCATTTTTATTTACTTTCATGGCCAAAAATATCCTTTTCGGCTATACGTAATATACATTTGTGTATCCCCGGCAAGACCTTAACCAATTTTATACCAAAATTTTCTCCCCTTTTAACAAAAGTCCATTTACCGTATATGACCCCATGTATCATATGTTGTATTATCTCCTTGCTATCTGTCAAAAATACTTGATAATAGATACTGTTGACATAATTGAAATCCTTCCCATGATCATCTGCCGGTCTTAATATCATTACGGCGGAGGAGCATCCACGGACGAACCCGTATATCTCAAGGCATTCATCAAACTCATAATTATCGCGTTCCTCATCATGAACATCCTTAACCCATTTACATGGTCTCCCGTCCTTAAACGGGATCTTTAACTGTTTCTTTGCCATAATTGTTTTAATTATTAAATAATTCATATCTACCCTTCATCACCTATATTGCTTCTTTCTTAGCGTCATGCATTGCTTTAAATCTGTTTCTTTATGACAATTTGGTTCCCGTATTGAGGTATAATGCATAAACCTTCATTCAATCCATTTATTTCCAGTTCCCCAAAATTATTTAGATTTATAATAAACTCATTACCAACCCAATCAAAAACTCGTATGCCATTTTTAACTTCTATTTCATCGTCACCGCAGCGATGATTAATAATATGCACTTTCATTACCTTCGTCCCTGTTGTCCTATATTTATAACTCTCAATTTATCATATTCCTCTGAAAGAATCCCATGATCAAACAATTTGTTAGCGTCTATCTTAAGACTTCTATAATTGTCAGTTATATTGATATCACTCCACAAGTTCAATTTTCCCTTATCATCCAATTGCATATGGATAAAACCTTTTGTCACCTTCTTTCCGGCTTTAAGAGCCTCTACGTCTTTATCGGTAATCTTTTTCATGCTTTCGATATTTTATCATTATAGTTAAATTCATCTTTCATTCTGATCTTTATACCTCCATATGATAATTCCTTATGAGCTGTAACAAAATAATCAACCGCATCTTCATCTAATAAACTATGCGGACACCTTTCCCATACAGGGTTTTGATCTAGATGACCCCATGTGGCTACAAGTAACCTATTCTTGTCATTATCAATAGCTATTTTGTATGTCCCTGTAGTAGCCTTACGTTTAATGATCGCTCCATTTAACATCTGTTTCTTAGCCCAGCTCCATGAACCTCTCAACCCAAATGTTTTTATAACCCAGTCATTTATCTTCTTCATTTCAAGTTATTTGTTAAAAGTGTAATATAAATATAAATACATAAATTGGATAGGACTATTCACCATACCCTTATCAGTAGGATCATCGTATTTTTCAAGCCAAAAACGAAGCGCCTCCCAATCGATATCCTTACGGTCACATACCATGCAGGCTAGGTTAGCCCCGAACAGCTCCCCGCCGCCGCTCAACGACCTGTTAAACCTCTTGGCTAGTCTTCTTTTGAATCCCTTATCATACCATATCCCGGAGGTAGCGGCATAGCAATAATAAGCGTTGTACTTCATTTTCACGCCCATCCTATCAAATAAAGACGTATGCCATATCCGATCCAGAAAGAACACTATTCCACGATATATGAAAGTCCGGAGATTCTTCCTGTATTTCTTCCCTAAGAAGCTATCCACGCAAGATATAGTCCCGCCTGAATAGTACCAGTTATTGGCACCTCTCTTGACCTTATCCGTCATCTTGAACTTATTCTTTCTATCCTCTACCCTATCCCAAGGCTTTAATTTATCCTCATTAAATGTCGGGCAATAATGATAGTAATGATTGATCCATGACAGATATGGGTTGTATATCGTGTATCCATTATCGCTGACATATGAGTTCATATCATACCCAAGTTCCTTGGCTAGAATAGATCCCTCATCAGCTAATACCTTTAATATCGGATTTAAGTTCCATATCTGATCTTGGCTAACAAACATCGAATAGCATGGGTCTTCATCCTCTCCATACCATCCACCCATCCCGCTCACTATTTTATCCAAATCAAGTGAATAATCTTTCCCGGATGAAAAGTCATCTCTAAGAAAAAAACCTCTATATGGGATCATATCATGTATGCCGGGTTGGTCGTCAAATATGAACTTAGCGTTCTCGGTCAATCTAATCAATGTTTGCAAGACAGAGGATATATCTATGGGTGCATATTCACACCCATAGACCTTATTATTTATCCAAAGATATTGAAGAAGCTCGGCTATATTAATAGTCCCGTCCTCCACATATCCTGTCTTGTTATCGAAGTTTATTTTGGCTAGAGGTATATTACTCCCTTGTGGTTGGTCACTTTTTTCATTACAACAATGCACGAACCTGCCAAAGAATATATCCTTCCAGCCAAAATATTTATCCCTTATCGTCATAAGCCTATTTCTTGTCGTATAACGACATGACGTTAATAAGATCAGCTTTTCTGGCCATCCCCTCAAGTTTATTAAAGCCATCCATGTTATCACCGCTGACGATGATAGTAGGATATACCTCTATACCGTACTTGGATATTTCCTCCTCCGTGGCTTTGTTCTCCGGGATCTGGTTTAACGTAACCTCACCCTCATACTCCTGTAATGTGTTGGCGATAATATACCGCATGTAGTCGCTGTACTCAGCGTCTTTCTTCGTGAAAAAATCAATTCTTACCATCTCAAATAGTTATTAATCTGTTAATAATCAAATCAGCGGTAAATATAGCATTATCTACCTCATCTATACTCATCTTTCTCCCATCGAAATTGTTAGATAATAAATCCTTAACAATCTGATATCTACGCTGCTCCCAATTTACGTCTACATCAAAATTCAGATTCTTTACACAATCATAATTTAATTCATTATAATTGTAACTGAGAAACTTAACTATCGGGAATAGGCTATCATCAATAGTGCGCTTGATTACATTAACGTATTTACCAGTCCTTTTGTCGATAGCTCTTAATCTCTCATCTTCTACTCTTTTTCCTGACTCTTCCATTCTATTAACCCTTTGTTATGTTTATCGTAATATAATAACGCTATAGCATTCCAGCATACGGCGGATAGATGCATGAATCCCTCCTTATCATATCTCTCCCCTTTCGTATAAGCGACTAAGTGCCTCATGAGTGCACCTAGATAACGACTAAATCCATCAGGTATATCTTGCCATGAGTTATCGGCGTACTTCTTGGCACCTTCCGTATATACCCTCACGATATCCTCTATCTCAGCCAAAGGAAGGAGATCCCACCGGAGTTTACCGTCGGCCCGGTCGTCCTTCCCGCTACCGTCTTTCCCTACGAGCGGCCCGCTTTCTATCACCGCATCTCCTATTTTTGTCTTCCCGAAATTCATCGCCTCATCCGCCGTCTCATCATCGATAAGCCTTAACTTGATAGCCCTGTTTAACGACACGACCATCTCCTCATCAACCCAAAGGAACCCATATGCCGTATCCATCAATGAAGCTATTTTCATCATTCCCGTATTGTCAGCGGTCTCAAGCACCTCAAATACCTCACCATCATAAACGACTTTGTCGTATTTGCTAAATTCCTCTTTCATTTCAAACTCCTTTTTTTTATTATTAGGTAATTATATACTTTTTAGATTAATAAAATTCACTAAGATCCCTGCATTCTGGTGTTTCTCCTGTCATAGAGTAAAGCTCACCAGATGATAGATATACGCAATGCGAGGTCTTCCCGTCTCTCCACTCGCTTTGCTTCGTGATCCCACAAATAGCGCAGCGTTGGATCCCCGGACCTGCTTTTACCCACGAGTGCCGTACGCTCCTCTTCCTTGTCCTGTTGGTGTCATTAAGCTTTCTCATGATCAATCCTCCAAGGCCGTTACAATTTTATCTTTCCCGATAATAGCCTCATTCCCGCTCCTTACATCAAAGCATCTCCCTTCATCTGCCTCCTTGAAATAAAGAACGCCATTGTACTCGAATAAACCGAATCCGTAATCGTCTAGCTTCATCTCTTTAAGTTTCTTGAATTTGTATACGCTTTTCATATTCTCCATATTATATTGCATTACTGGAAATATCATTATGATACTTATGCCTATTACAAGCAACCCTGTGTAAAACTTTTGTGAATCATATTTTTTCCATCCCTCCATCATCATGGCAAAGGAGATTACTATTATTATAATAATAGATATCAACCCTACCATATCACATCCTCCTTTCTTTCAAAAATCCCATCATATCCTCCACGCTAAGCTGGAATCCGGCAGCCGCCTTATGGCCTCCTCCACATGGGTTGGCCTTGCGTGCCAGCGCCGAGACATCCACCTCCTTCTTGGTGGTATAGAACGAGCATCTGAAGAATCTGCCGTTCCAGCAAAATGGCATCATCAAATCATGTTTTCTAGGATCGTACATAGACTCGAATGTGGTGGAGTTAAACTCCGTAGTATTCATACATATCGCCTTGTATCCAAATATATCTGCCTCGAATGAGAACATCTTCATTTCTCCTCTGTTTTTCTCGATGATATATTCTATTATGGCCTCGCCATTTCTTATCATATCAGAAACAAACTCGCCATTCGCCTTGTTTAGCACCTCCCTGACCATGTCAACGTCAAGCCCGCAATACCCTCTCATCCCATATTGGAATGAAAGAACGTCACTCCATTCGAAGCGATCATGATCCCATACATCATAAGCGCTCAATAATTTTACCACGTCAGGGGTTTCGATATCATCGAAAAGATATTCCCACGTAAGCTCACAAGCCGCCGTTCCGATACGTCTTTTGCCTTTGACATTATAGTCCTTCACAGCTTCTATCGCCGTCTTATGGTGGTCTATCCATGTGACATCTATCCCCTTGTCTTCCCATTCGTCGAATAAGAATCTCGTTCTATCGCCAAATGATACGTCAACTACAAATACCTTATCATATTTATTCACGTCAGGTATTTCCTTGCCGTAATTGTAAGGAAGAAGATCAATGCCCCCTTTGAAATACTTTTTTACTATAGCCGCTGACATTACTCCGTCAAGATCAGCCTCATGATATATACACCCAATCATAATAATTTTTTTATTTGTTTCAATTCATATTCTATCACATTGATACGACCCATGATAATATCTTTATCATCGTCATTATCATGATCACCATCTTCCTTCTTAGATAAGATATTATCTATTTGGGCTGACGCTAATACCATCATCATGCAATGATTTGATTTAATTTTTTGTGATATATGTACGCCATTTATAGCGATTTGGACACAAATATCTTTTATCTCATCTATACTCATATTCATAATCTATTGTTTTTAATTAAAAAATCTATGTATTCTTTTATCTCCCTGTTTCGATCATTACTCCAGTCAAAGGTCTCGTTTATGAATTTGAAATACGATACTGGAATCGAATGAAACATCCATCCACAATACTTGCCGAATGTCATCACCGTAGAGCCAAGGGGATGATCCGGTCTCCCGGGAACAGGGGCGGCGGTTACGCCCTGCGCCAGCCCCCTCCTACGATCTTTCTTGGCGGCTTTGATATCCAGATCTGTTTTCGTTACCTTATCCCCCATCGGGATATTGGTAATTAGTTTATCGCCGATAAACATCCCCCATCCATATCCTTTGTAGTTCTCTATACTAAGTTCCCTTATATCACCGAACCTTGACGAGTTGTTACAACAATCAACGACCAAAGCGCTATCCTTTCCGTCTTTTATACGGACTGCCCTGCCAAGCCACTGATAAAACGATGAGAATGAGAATGTCGGTCTCCCTACTATCACGCAATCCAGACCCGGATGATCGAATCCCGTACCGAGGGCGGAATAGTTGAACACTACCTTCGTCTTACCCGACTTGAACCTCTCAACTATAGCCTCCCGCTGCTTCTTTGGCGTGCCTCCGTGAACCACCTCCGCCATGCCGGCACATATCTTGGCGTTCATCCATTCGGCGGCAGTATTGCAGCTCTCAACAGAATCCATAAACACCAGTATAGATCTACATACGTCTTTTAATACCATCAATCGACGCAAAATAAGGTTGTTTAAGCCATTTTTTCTCACCGCCTCACTAATAGACTCAGCCGTATATTCGGAGCCGTTAGAATTGAGTTTAAGGGCATCTCCATTGAAATCCCATGTCTCATACTTAAGAGGCGTCCAAAATCCTTGCCTTATCATCTCCTCTACCTGTATCACGTGAATCAGATTCTTGAAATACACCGGTCTCATACGAGTGATGAAATTAAGTTGGGAATATGATGTCTGTCCTATCGACATGTTTTTAAGTCTACATGGCGTGGCTGTAAACCCTATCACCTTTCTCGGCTTCAGCTCATTCATGAATGTCATGAACTCACTGCCATCCTCAGGACTGTATCCGGCATGAGCCTCATCTATCAATACGTTTCTGATTCCCATCTCCTTAAGCTGACCAACAACTTTCTTGATAGATCCTAACGTGGCATATATCATGTTAGATAGCTCTTTCTTGCCACAGGAAGCGGAGTAGATGGTAGCCGGTATGCCATACGACGTTATCTTGTCGTGGTTCTGTTGCAGCAATTCTTTTGATGGTTGTAAAATCAGCGTCTTATCTCCCATCAATCTAGCCGCTTCTGCTATCAGAAGTGACTTACCGCAACCTACAGGACCTATGATCAATACCGGATCATGTCTATCAGAGTTTATGTAATCGGAGATACTTTTAACACACTCCTCTTGATATGGCCTTAATTTATATGTCATCTCTGTAGTTATCAAAAACGTCTTTCACGTACTCTAGTCTTATCGCACATTCCCGACCATCGTCCATTTTTACCATCAAAGTCTCTTTGGTCTTGCTTATGGCTATCACCTCTCCTATCCCTATCTGGGTATGAACTATATCACCTATCTTTACATCAAATTTACTCATGGTCCAGCCTTTTATTAAATTCCTCTATCTTGCTCCTGTCTGTCTCTTTGGTCATCTTAGCCTCTTCCTTGAATATGTCATACCCTTCTCGGATATTGTCTCCAACCATATTCTCTATCATCTCCCTTAACTCATCGCTTCTTACGGCGAAAGATATCTGAAACGATTTACTTGTACCTTTCATTAGGTAATCAATCTCCTTCTTGCATTCCGTCATCAACCGATCCAGATTATCGAATTTAACGAACTTAGAGTTGCCATTGGCTTTCCTTACCCCATCCTTGAAATCCTCCAATATCCCGTTAAACACATCTGCCATACACATCATGGAATGTAGCCATACCAGCATATTGAATTTATATTCATTATCAGCGTTGTTCATCAAACTCACCAAAGACTCGCTTTTTGTCAACATGATCTTCGATTCCCGGTCTACGATATCCTTTATCTCCTGCCGGCATTTCATGGCACCAACGAAATCCATTTTAGAATAACATTCATTTGATTTCTCTACCAATTTCCTGATATCCTTTCTAGACATCAGAAGATCCAATACCTGTTTTTCTCTTTCGTTTTTATCCACGTTACTAAAATTATTTATTTTATTTATTAAATTCACATTCATATCACAAAATGTTTACTCTAACCGGGTTAAACGCCAACCCACTATCGATTATCCCACTGACGTAAGAATCATCGAATACTTTCCTACCAATTCCGATAGCTCCATTGATATCAGCATTTAGCAGCTTCCCAATAGAGCTTTGAAACAATCCTCGTTTCTTTCTTTTGCCTAAATAAACATCATGCTTGCACAGTTTCTCAAAAGCCAGATGATCTACTTTGGAGGTATAGGATTCCTCATTGGTTTGAAAGTTTATTCCAACCAATTTACATTTGTAAGAAATCTTATCAATTAGCTTGGAGAACGGAATCTCAACGAACTTCTGATTTATCCTCTTTCCTAGATTTACTCCATTCTTCCATCCTCTGTTTAACCCTACTACAAGACTACCAATATTATTGTCAATACAATAATTGACAATAAACCTGCTGATCTTATGGATATGATCATCTATCCAAAAATTCCTATAATTATTTAGCCGTCTAAGTCTCCTTGAAGTTCCCTTATCTCCAATGTAAGACATCAATCTAGCTCTCTTCTTATTATACCACTGATTAAAGGACTTGATAATCTTGCCGTTTACAATGAAAGGCTTGATACCTACATTGCTTATACATGTACATAAATTATTCAATCCCAAATCAATCGAAAGAACATTATCCTTATTCAGGTTTAGATTCTGTTCCTTCTTCTCATAAATAACCTCAACCACATAACAAGTGGCTTGTGGAATTATCCTAACCTGACATAATTTGTTATCTCCTATGTTTGTTTTGATTGGTTGAATTATGTTTTTGATAAAATGGATGCAACCATCGTTTTTCAATCTGCAAGCAGAAGTCGTAAAGACTACCATATTCTGCTTCTTACCTCGCTTGTACTTCGGCAATTTAGGTTCTGAGTTGAACTTAGAAGGATTCTTTTTATATTCCTTCTTTGATCTGATCCAAGATTTTGTTACCGAAAATACTTGAGCTACGACTTGTTGGGATACTACTGATGGTAGATTCCTAAAATCAACCTGATTCTCCTTACATAATTTAGTAGAAAACTCATATTCATTTATGTAATCTCCGGAAAATATACCTTGTCTGACATTGAAAAGAACATAATTATACAACAACCCGGATTTGAGGCATATATCCTCAAATCGGTTGTCTTTTACGATATGTCTCTCAACTAATCTCATTTTTAATATCTTATGCCATAAATATAAACATAGTTTATGATACAAATAATTTATTCTATCATAACCAGTTATTTATTGACACAAATATAATTAAAGCCTAGATATTTATCTAGGCTTTTTAATAAAGTTAATCTTTTTTATTCTTTCTTTTTGACTCATCCCAATCCGATGAGTACCTGCATGTCCCTTGTTTGTGGATCGAGAAATCGCACCAAAAACACAAGGGCTTGGGGCGGGGTTCAAGGCAGGCCGGCTGGCGTCCCATGAGGTAGCGCTTCTCGTACTTATACCCTTGTTTGGCATCGTCCCAAACGTGAGCTTGGTAGCTATCAATCTTCTTTGTCTCGAAATCATACATATCAAGAAGGATATCATTAAGTTCCTTGACCGATCTCTCCACTTTCTCCTTATCTACCTTCACATTTTGATTGTCCAGCATACGGGTAAAGAAATAGCTACACATATCCGGAAGTACCTTGTATTTCCTTAGTATGTAAAAGGCGTATATCGGGTGCTGGAGGTTGTGAAGCAACTTATCCTTATCGAATAATTTCCTCCCGGACTTCCAGTCTATCGTATACATAGCTATCCTGTCTTTTGTCTTATACTCTCCACGCCAGTCCACCGATCCTATGATATGTACTTTATCGTACGTCACGCCATCCAAGGTAAGGGGCTTGGGCAGCTTATAGGGCAGGACGAAGCCCTCCTCCACGCCGGCCGGTCTCGACCCCCGGATCACCTTCTCCATTGGCGTAAGATCGAACCACGTCTTCTTATAATTGCCAGCGGCATCCTTCTCAAACAACCCCACAATCCATCTTATTAACCTAGCCGCATGTTGCATAGACTCGATCTGGGATTTTACGCTATCAAAAGGAATCTTCTCTATATCCGCATAGTAATTGAAAGCCTTACTCATATCCTCATAAGAAGGTCTGCATCCGTTCTTGAAGAAATACTCCATCGTTTGGTGGATAACCGTACCATATGACGTAGCCTCGTGCTTCTCCGTGGATCTATTCCCTTCCACGTAAGTTTTATACCACTTATACGGACACTGGACAAACGTGTCTATCTGCGAGTAAGAAGCGGCGAGAACCTTCTCTCCATTTATTATCTTACACAAGAGATGTGTCTCCGGGATAGTCATCATCGAATATATTTAAATCAAGTGATGTTTCGTATAAATCATATGCTATATTTTGAAGGTGATGGAATCCTTTGATATCAATTTTAACAACTGTGTTACCCCATAAACGTGTGATACTTAAAACGTAATCTTTTGTTATTGTCATATCCCCTTTATTGCGGTAATCATGATTATCATAATCGTTAAATCCAATCCAATCCAATATCCTCTCATTCAAGCTTATTGGATAAACATCACATTCGGAAGTATACCACTTTATTGTGCCATTATCAATTCTGCGTTCGAGAATCAAACTCCCTTTGTCCTTATGCATACCGGTAATACATCCTATCCTCCATATATTACCATCCTTATCTTTCACAATATTGCCTATTCTTAACTCCTTAACTGAAATCATATTCTTCCTCCTCTTTATAATCGTCATCACAATCATCAACAAGAGGGGTCTCTAACCCCTCTTCCCAATCATCATATCCGAAATCCATTATTTACCCTTAACCCAATCATACAACATATCCACAAAAATCCCTACAGTTAGTTCATCGACAGATTTATCGCCAAAGACATCATCCGGTATCCTTATATCCATCTTTTCTTCAATCCCCATCAATACCTCTAATAAATCAAATGGATCCATAGCTAGATCAGATGACAAATTACTTTCTTCTCTTACATCGTCAATTACCTCTATATTATTAATGTAATTGAACTCATGCATTTTCTCGAATATCTCTTTCCTCGCTATCTTCAATATTTCATCTCTTTTCATAATCCTCTAAATAATCATCCAACATATTTATAAGCTCTCCTACCGTCAATTCGTGATAAGGCTTGACGCCAAGTGCCTCATCGGGTATACATTTACCCGTTTTCTTTTCCACTTCCATTATGACTTCTACAAAATCAAGGGAATCCATAGCCATATCCGTATCCAGCTTATCCTCGTTCATTATCTGAGCGGCATGATCAAGACCATTAAATTCACCCATCTTCTCGAATATCGCCTCCTTGACTACTTTTTCAACTTCTTTTCTTCCCATACTAAATCGACATTTTCAATCTTCTACCTAATTCTTTTTTTATATCCGATATCCTTTCGATATCCATCTTAACATCGCCCGTGATGGCGTATTCCTTATCCATTCTCTTGGGGGGATCCGGAAGCCGGCTTATGGCGAACAACCATGCCAGCTCCTTGTTCTTGTTCTCCCTAAGATACAAGTCAGACGTCATGCCATACATTTTTATGATCGTATCGAATAACGTTGATTCCGATAAACTCATATGCACGCTATACACATTTGATGGTTTCCAGATCAAGTTATCCAATCTCATCGTATACTCACGTTTAAGATCTATGTGGGATATTACGGCCCTTACTATAGGTTCTTCCTTGAAGTTGGTGTTAGCCACAAACCAGATAAGCCTTTTTTCCACCTCCTTGATAGCTCCTGTATCCTTACCCGTATCGTTATATACCCCAACGATACGGTCCCGGATCCCCTCGACCTCCGGTGTCAGACCGGGTGTCTCTATCAGCATCAGCAGCGATCCTCCCCTTGGCGTTATCTTCCACTTCCCATTCTTCTGAAGCTCAATATAACCAGATGCTTTATAACTATCTATTTTCTCCTTTGGAATGGTGTTAGCCATCTCTTCTTTTTGCCGGATCATCAAAAGATATCCAACATCAGACATCGTTAATCCTGATGTCATCATCTGTTCAAAATTTATATACATATGTAAATAAGTTAAAATATTGACCTAATCTTTCTGGCTACCCTCTCGACTATATCGGGATGATCATTTCCGTTATATATATCTATTAGCGTATCTATTATATGTAACCTTATGTTTTTCTTTGATGAATGAAACCAAAAATCTCCATTTTTTCTGTTTACAGGTTTGAACATCTTCAGTTCTGGTATAAGATAACACGCCACACATGATCTTTCAGCAAGTGATAATTCAATCGCTGTTCTTTCTATTGCTATGCATATAAATGCATAATTATCATTCTTTATTAAATTGTAAGCCTTTGTCAACACCCTAAGGGCGTCTGCTTTCGATAATCTCTTTCCCTTTTTCATATTGTTTTACCGTATAAGATTCATTAGCCATACCAACTCTACCAACTGATATAGATTGATTTATAGATTGGTTAAGATGCCCTACAACCGACATCTTAGCCCTAACCGTATTGGCGCATCTTAGAAGGATTCGATAATCCTCTAACGCCCTCTCGTATCTTACGTCCACCCTAGCCCTTTTATCAGCATCAGTCATGCTCTTACATGTTCCGTCCTCCCTCAGGCTTATAGCGATCTTGTCCCGTATGATTCTGATATCATCCTCGGCTATCACCAGTTCGGCGTCAAGAACCCCCTTGTATGAGCTAAGAAGATCCTCCACCGCCACAACTTCCCTTTTTAGGTTCTCCAATTCCAATATCATTGAGTTGTCATTTATCCTTTTATACTCCTGTACTTTATTGGATACCTCATCACAGATACTCATGATCTCCTTTTCCCGTTCCCGATTTATGATATATCTGATGCTGTATTCAGACATCTCCTTTAAATAGGATATAATCTCCCGTATGCCCATCTTATTCTCGGTGGAGAAGTTGGCTTTTAACAACATCTCCATGCCTTTCATAATAACAAGCAAATAATTCTTTCTAAGTCTCATGATTAATATGGTGTTTCGTCATGTACTACATTAAAATCATCGCTAGGCGGTATGTATTGCTGCTCCAATGGAATACTGGGAGGCGGGGGCGGTAGTGTCACCACGGTCGTATCCGGCTTGCCGCTGCCTACGGGGGCGTCCGAGCCTCCCGGTCTTTCTTGGCGTACCACACCTCCATCAGGATAATATCGCTCATATCCTTTCATGATATCCACATGTATAGCCTCAATCTCTTCTAACGATCTCTGACGGACTTTTACTATATGATGGAATATAAGTCCATCTACACGGAAAGAGCGCCTTGATTCACTCTTAAAACGTTCCAGATTAGGATACCAGCCTTGCGGGAATTGCATGTATGATGAATAGCCGTATCTCTTTGGGATATTCAACGCTACCATAGCCGTACATAATTGCCCCAATGTATCTGATTGATAGAAATCAGATTGTTTTGGCATATGATCCTTAGGATCCCGTCTTCCCTCAATATCACGGTTAAGTTGTGATATTATAAGAAAGAATATATTGGGAAAAGTTCTTTTAGCTATATTACACATGGTTATCAGACTATCTATATTCCTCTTAGCGTCACCCGTGCCTTGTATAAGAGCTGTATGATCTATGGATACAAATACCATTTTCTTATCCTTGTTCGCTGGCATATAACTATTCCATAAGAAGTTCTGAAGCTCGTCTACTGTCGATGGTTTAGGGATGTATGTTATTCTGCTGGAGTTTTCCTCCTTAAGACATTTCTGCATTTCCTTTATCTCTTCATCAGACATCTCGTTAAGGAGAATATCTTGTATATCCTTTCCCATTTTTTTTGATA